GGATTCTGGGAGGCCCACAAAGACCACTTCGACGCCGGCCAGCTCGCGCAGCGCCTCGATCTCGTCGAGTTCGTGGACGTGGATGTGTTCAACAAGAAACCGAGGGCAAGACCATGAGCGACGCCGCCGACCGCATGGGACCGATCATCGAGGCCAAGAACGCCGAAATCCGCGGGCTGATCGAGGAACGCCGCCAGCTCAGCAATGCGCTCGAGGACGCAGAGGTCAAGCTGAAGCTGTGCCAACGAGGATTCGCCGCCGCACGCCGAAACACCGAGCGCCTGGTGGCGGTATGCGCCGACCGCGAGGAACGCTTGGCCGCCATCGAGAAGCAGGCCAAGGATCTACGCGCCTCGCTCGCCATCTCCGACAAGCTGCTACGCGATACCGAGCAATGGTTCACCGATAACCGCGCGGCGCTCGCGGCCGCTGGGTTGATGTCGAAGCCTCAGCGATGAGCGTCACCGTACTCGATCCGGCGCTCGGCAAGTTGCTCGACGAGCTGCCGGCCGGAGATCCAGATAAAGAGCCGGTACCAATGGCCGAAGTCTGGTGCCCGTGGACGTCGAACCGCCATATCGTGCTGGTCGGCGAGGCTACGCGGCTCAAATTCGGACCGTGGGCCGGGCCGCGCATGCAGCTGACGGGTATCAGCGTGTTCGCCCGGCGACTCGATACCGGGAAAGAGGGCGTGGCGCACCTGAATCAAGCTGGCTGGCCGAATCCGCATCAAATCATCACAGCGGGGAGCTTTTTCACGGTGACGATTAGAGTCGTGTTGTGACTGCGCCATACGACGAAGAGCTGATCGCGCTGTCGATCGCGCCGCCGATTGAAGGGCAAAGCGACCGACTATCACCCAGAGCGACCGCTCAAACGCTGATCCCCATCGCCCTGAGCGCGTCGTCGACGGACCGGACGGTGAACACCGGGCCGTGCCAGGTCTCGCGGAATTCGATTTGTGCTGGGCGCAGCTTGCCCTTCCCGACCTTGACCTCGAGCAGCACGTTCCCCTTGATGCGGTTGGCGGCGAGCAGGTCCGGGCATCCGTCTCCGAGCTGAGCGAGATCTATCACGGAGCAGTGCGCGGCGGTCAGCGCGGCCACGATCTCGGGATGGTTGGCGTCTTTGCGGGCTCGTTTTCGCACAGGATATCCCCTGAATTTTCACAAGATTTGCGCTTGATTTTACAGAAAGTGGAACGGTACTCTCCATGACGGGTAGGGGGTCATGGGGCGTCATGTACAACAAGCTCTTCACGAAGATTCTGGACTCGACCATATGGCTCGAACCGGATGCGCATCGCATTGTTTGGATTACGTTTTTAGCCGCTATGGATGAAGACGGGTACGTTGCCTTCGCGAGTGTGGCGAACGTCGCCAATCGAGCGCGCGTGAGCTTGGAGGCCGCTGCGACAGCGATCAAGGCGTTCGAGTCTCCCGATCCGCATGGGACGGACCAACCGCATGAGGGACGCCGCATCGAGCGCGTTGAGAGCGGATGGATGGTACTCAATGCGGCCAAGTACCGGGACATGGTGACGCGGATCGTCGCTCGCGAGCAGACACGGCTGCGCAACATCGCCTATCGGGACCGGAAGCGGCAACAAAAAGCAGGCGTGACGGACCATGACGCTAGCGTGACGGATAGTGACGCATCCGTGACGGCCGCGAGACGGTCCGTGACACCATCAGAAGCAGTATCAGTATCAGATACAGATACAGAGAAGATCCTCTCCAGCGATCTTACTGCAAGCTCAAAGGGGGCCAGCACGCCACGCACGAATGCGCGGCGTGCGGCTCCTGTCGATCCACCGATGGAGATGCCCCAAGATTGGGCGCCGAACCAGATCAATCTCGACTGGCTTACGGAATCAGGGCTGAGCAATACCCAGGTCCAGATCGTCATCGACGAGTTTCGAACATGGGCACGACACGCGAGGCTCCGCAAGAGCGCGAAGAACTGGCAGCTCACGTTCTTGCGCAATCCGAAGGTCAAGAGCGCGGTGGGAGCCGCGAAAACAAAGGGCAGCAATGGAACACGCCAAGGGACCACGGCCGGCGAAACGCCTTACCAGCGAGCTACTCGTAAGCTCGAAGAGTGGCTCGCCAAGCCGACCGCGAGCCCGGAGGTTGCTGCAAAACACATCGCTGGGATGCGTAAGCAACTTGGGAGGTCATCAGCGTGAGCGATAGCCGGTACCCGAGCGTCCGCGATCAGCTCCGAGCCGTTCAGCAAGAAGCGTCCGCGGGCACGCGCGAGTACTACCTCGAAAAGATGCGTCGAACGCTCGGCGTGTCGTCAGCTCAACAAGGGCAACAGGGGCAAGGCCAAGCCGCCCAACCCGAGATCGTGGCGCCTGAGCCATCCTGTGAGCCCGTTTGCACGTGTGACGGGCTCGGAGAGTGCCAAGTGTGCCGAGATTGGGCATCGCGCATGCTCGAGCTGTCGCGGGGAAGGTTCGCGCCATGAGCTTGGGACGATTGACGCTGATCGATTGCGAGAAGGCTCGCGAGCGAGCAATCGAAGCCTACACGCGCATGGGCGCGCAGTCGGAATTCCATCACCAGGGCGGCTTCTGGCCGATGAACGTCACGCTCGAGGACCGTCGATGCGGCTACGATCCGTACAACCATCGCGGCCGCGGCGCGTATCGCAAAGATTCGTGGTCCTGACATGGCGACGTTCGCCGAGCTGGACGAAGCCGTACCCGACTGGCTGAAGCGCGTGCGCGTCGGCGATGTGCTGCGGACTCCGACCGGGACGCTTCGCGTCGTGCGGCAGGTGAGCTACCGGCGCGGCGTAATCTCGTCGTGCTCGTTCACGATCCGGCATTGCTCGTGGACGCGCGCCTGCTACACGGTGAAGTTGCGCAGCGAGCTATTCGGATGGCAGCCGACCGGCAAGCGCGTGCGACTGCGCAAGCGTATCGATCGCGACATCAAGCACGATCTCGACAAGCCGGGCCGCGAGCGTAAACTCACGTGCTGTTCGGTGGAGGGAGTGCCGTGAGTTGCGATCACTGTCGTCGAGCGCGCTGCATTTATCCGGTCTGTCAGTGGATCGTGCGCGCGCGTCAGCCGGATGGCCGAGTGCGGATGCGCTTCGATTGGGGCGCGCAGCAATGGCGCTTCGTGCTTGCGCAGCAATGCAGCCTGACGGGAGCAGAGCGGCCTTATCCGCTCGTGCCGCGAGGCTTCCTGCCGTGAAGCTCCCCGACATCATGGCCGTGTATCTCGGTTCGGACGGTAAAGCGACGAACGCGCTGTATGCGAAGCTGCATGAGCGCGGGCCGCTGGGCTTCATCGCGGTGAACCTTTTCCGGGCATGCAAATCCAGCGAGCGCGCGAAGCTGTATCGACAACATGGCTTTCGGTCATCGGCCTACGATCGCAAGCAATGGTCGATCGACAATCTCACGAAGGCGCTCACAGCTTACGCGGACCGGCTCTGCATCAAATGGGGATGGGGCGTCGACGAGAAGCAGCCGATGCACAATCAGGTGCTCTACGTCGAGCTGCCCGAGGGACAGGTCAGCTTTCACACGGGACTGCGCGGTAAGGGTCCGCTCTTCGATGGCGAATGGGATGGTGCACGCGGCACGGCGCCGCAGCGGGTGTGTCGCTTAGCTGCCAGAGTGCTAGGGAGTGAGCCGTGATGGTGAATCTCTTGGTCTCGCTGCTCGCGATCTCGTTGGTGTCCGACTGGATCGAGCGCAAGGCGCATCGGCTGAACGACGGGCAAATGATGCCGCCCTTTCGGTGGATCGCGTGGGGATGGCGAGACTATGGATCGCCGCATCAGGTCTGGTTTCTGTACGTCAAGCTCCCGAGCTACGAGTGGGATCACTGCGACTTTGGAGCTTATTGGTGCTGGCATCAGCGTGTACTCGTCTACGACGGCGCGCGCGGCTTGAGACTTGAATTACTTCCAACGGAGAAAAAAACATGATGCAACGACAAACTATCGAGAAGTCATCGAACATCGCCGATGCCGGTTTCGATGCGGACAGCGGCGTGCTCGAGGTTACGTTTAAGAGCGGTAAGCGATACCGCTACACGGGCGTCAATGCGCAGCTCTTCGATGATTTCATGGCGGCCGATAGCAAAGGCAGCTTCCTCGCGCGCGAGATCCGGCCGAACTACGAAGGAGTGCCGGTAGATAGCGAATGAGCTGTGCACAAATGGAATCGACCGCAGCGGGTATGGACGAAGGAGGAGGACACGTGGCTCGTGCTGGCGTATCAGACCGGAATGAAATGGCGCGCCATCGCGAGACATCTTCGCTGCTCAGTCGGCCGAGTCGCCAACAGACTGAGATACCTCGGCGTAAAGCTCGACAGGCTGGGTCAGCGCGCCGGGTATTCCGCGCCTCGTCTTGGGATCGCGACGAAGCCGGCGGACAGGGATCGTATGGAGGAGTATCCTTTGGCTGCTCAGTACAAGTGGCGTTCGCACGGTAAACCAACCAATCATTTCAGAAAGGAAAAAAAACGATGATCATCACTCCAACAGTCGGCCGCGTCGTTTGGGTGCATCGATGGGCGTCGCTCGACACGAGTCAGCCCGAGGCCGCGCTCGTGACCTACGTGCACGACGATCGGCTCATCAACGTCTGTGGCTTCGATGCCAACGGTCATCCGTTTCAGCTCACGTCGCTCGTGCTCGTCCAGGCCGACGATCCGAAGCCCGAAGAATACGCCGAGTGGATGCCGTATCAGAAGGGAATTACATCGTTAACTCCATGACAGGTAACAAAATCATGATGACCACAACTCAGATCGACGCCAGCATCGCTGCGCTCGAACCAGCTCCGGCCGGCGAAACGTTTGAGCAGATCGCCGTCCGCGCAGCGCACTGGCTGCTCGGCACGATCGAGGATGAGTACACGGAGATCGCAGTGACGCGCGGGCTGTATGCGCGGGCGATTGCGGGCGACACGCCAACCGCTGCCGAGTGGCAGAGCAATATTGACGCCCTCGACCTCGACCTCGCCCGCGCCCTCGACCTCGACCTCGCCCTCGACCTCGACCTCGACCTCGCCCGCGCCCGCGCCCTCGACCTCGCCCGCGCCCTCGACCTCGCCCTCGACCTCGACCTCGCCCGCGCCCGCGCCCGCGCCCTCGACCTCGCCCGCGCCTTGCAAAAAATTCTTGGCGACCGACTACAGCCGGTCGCGCGCTTAGACGCCGCGATCCTTGCGGCCGTCGAGATCGCTAGCAACGCGCTCGATATGGACTCGTGGCACAAGTGCAAAACCACTCACTGCCGCGCTGGTTGGGCGATCACGCTGCATCCGTCGGGCGCGGATCTTGAGTGGGCATTCGGGCCGTGGCTTGCCGGCGCCGTGATCTATCTGGCCTCGACGGGCCGCGTCCCGGACTTTTTCGCGAGCACCGAGGCAGCGCTCGCGGACATTCGTGCGTGCGCGGCTTAGCGTCGAGCGCGTGGAGTGAACGGTGTAATTCCCTATCAGAAGGGCCAGGCGGCCAAGACCGAGCAGCTCGAGAAGGCGGCTACGTGACGTACACATTCGTCGAGCTAGAGATAAGCAGCGCTGCCTACGACGAGATCGCCGCGAAGCTCCGGGCCGCCGGATACGATCACGTTTTTCATGCGGCACGTACCGAGATCGAGGGCGCCCAGGCCGAGCGGGCACCGATGATCGACATGCATGGGATCGCGCTCACGCGCGAGCAGCAATGACGCCAGTCGACTCGCTGTTCAAAGAGCACGATCCCGCGAACGGCGTGTTCGGCGACTGCCTGCGCGCGTGCATCGCGTCGATGATGGACTTGCCGGCGGCCGACGTCCCGCACTTCTACGCCGATGGCGACAAGATGCGGCCGCAGCACGAAGCATGGGCCGAGCTGCGGCGGTTTCTGTACGAGCACGGCTGCGCGTTCGTCGAGCTGCCGTTCGACGCTCGTGCGAGGGGGCTCGAACCGGATGAGTTCGTGGAGCGCATCGGCGAGACGTACTTTCTGGATGTCCATTGGCTCCTGCTCGGGAAGAGTCGGCGCGGATTCGGGCACAACGTCGTGTGCAAGGGCGGGCGCATCGTGCACGATCCGACCTACGGCACGCCGCATGGCATCGCCGGGCCGAACGACGACGGTCACTATTGGGCCGGCTGGATCGTGCGCCGCTGATGTTCGAGTGCTACGACGCAAAGCCGTGGCTTCGTATCGGCGTCGGCTATGTCGCTGGCCGACTCTCGCGCGCGCCGTGGGATACCGGCGAGCGCGTCGTGTTCGGCGACTGGCTCGCGGAGAACGACGGTTTCGCCGAGTGCCTGTGCTGCCCGGAGATCGGACTGAAGAGCTTCCGACGCCGGCACACGCTCGCGCGGTTCTTGAGGCAGCATCGACACTGCGGGAAGGCGCGTGCTACATTTCAGGCGGGTCCAGATTCCTCCCTGGCCGTCAAAATAGCCAACTCGGAGCGCACGTGAGCAAGATCAACGTCGAATACAGCACGGATCTCGGCGAAGAGCTGATTGAAGTCGGCCGACAGATGATCCCCGCGGGCGTCGAGCTGCTCGCGATCGGGCTCAGGCTCTCCGACGACGTGGCGCTCGATCAATTCGAGGTCCGCGGCATCATCGGTCACGAGGAATTCACGTTCGCCGAGGCCCAGGCAGACTTCGAGACACCGGTCTGGCCGCTCGAGCGCGCATCGGGCGACTTGACGGCGCTTGCTGAGGGCGATGGCGGCTATGTCGTGCTCGACGTGCGCGCACTGGCCGCGGTTTCGGTCTTTGCCGCATCTTCAGCGTTCTCGGCCGAGGTCGCTACGGGCGTGCTCACAGCTTCGGCCAACGCCGCCGATGGCGATACGGTCGAGATCGGCGACGTGACCTATGTGTTCAACGAGACCGCGCTCGTCGACGAGCCGTACAACGTGCTGATCGGCGCCACGGCGAGCGACACGCTCGACAATCTCATTGACGCGATCAACGGCGAGGACGGAGCAGGCGAAGAGGGCACAGTCTACGGCACGGGCACGCTCGCGCATGCGTTCGTAGAAGCGGTCGCGGGCATTGGCGACACGGTGGATATCTCAGCGCTCGTTGGCGGCCGCGCCGGGAACGACATCGGCACGTCTGCGGACTCGGCCACGCTGTCGTTCGGCGCCGAGACGCTCGAGGGCGGGCTAGGACCGACGCGGATCACGGTCAGCTTCTACGGATAACGGGATCGCTGATCATGGATGCTGCTCACGACAAGTGGGCCGACAAGTGGGCAAAGATCAAGGCAGCGTACCAATCCGAAGGCGAATACGCGGCGATCGCCACGGCCCGCGAGCTTGGCGTCCGAACGCTCGAAGTCATCCCCAAGATTCGCGAGTGGAAGGCAGCCGAGGCAGCAGCGGCCGCAGCTACAAAAGAATCCGCAAAGCCGCCGGACAGTGAGCTGATCATCACGGGCCTATCTCCTGGCCTATCTCCGGGCCGTTCAGAGGGCACGGTCGATGTCGTGGAGCGCAATCAGAAACGCCTCAGTGCGCAGCTCCGCGGCGTTCTCGAGCACGAGCTGGAAGAGACGCAAGCCATGTCGTCGATGGCAAGCTCGTTCGTCGACGTCGATCACATCGAGCGGCTGAAGATGAAGGCATTCAGCGGCGACACGAAGCCGCTGGCCGAGTTCCTGTTGAACGCCGCGCGCGCGCGCAAGGTCGTCGTCGAACACGTCGAAAAACTGGCGCGCGCCATCAATCAGGCGATACAGTGCGAACGCTCCGTCTGGGGCCTCGACGACGCCAACAAGGGCAAGGGCGCCGACGAGGCTGTGAACTGGCAGGCGATTCTCGATGATCTTCGCAAGCCGATCGCGGCGCCGACGCTGCCCGACAACGTAATCGAGTTCGAGCGCAAGCTCCGACTCCTGGAGGGCGGCCGCCGTGGCTCTTGATCCATACTTCCAGCTCGGCATCGAACCCGGCGCCGATGCCAAGACCATCAAAGCTGCCTACCGCCGCAAGGCGCGCGAGACGCATCCCGATCGCAACCCCGACGATCCGCGCGCCACGACGCGCTTCCAGCTCGTGCAAGAGGCGTACGACATCCTGAGCGACCCGGTGCGACGCGCGAGCTACGATGAGACGGGCAACACGGAACGCGACAGCGGCGAGTCTCTGGCGATCAGCCTTCTGGCCGGCGCGGTGATCGAGACGATCAAGCAATCCGATGCGCAAGGCGTAATGGCCGATCCGCGGTTTTCGCTCGTGGACACACTACGCGATTTTCTGCGGCAGATACGGGACGCTTCGCGCGGCCGCAAGCGTTCGTGTGAGTCGCTGATCTCCGGCCTCGAGCGCCAGCTCAAGCGTATGAAGTTCAAGGGCGACGGCAGCAACCTCGTCAAAGACATCATCGATGAGCAGATCGCGCGCGCCCGCATTGCGCTGGAGAAGGAATCTCGCCACCTGGTTGCCGCCGAAGCCGCGCTCAAAATTATGGAGCAGTACGAAGGGCTGCCGCCCGAGGACTTGTTCAACGCGATGCAGCGGTTTTCGATGCTGGGAATTCCCAGCGGCGTAAAGAACAGCGCGTTCTACTCCAGCACAAGTTCGTAATCCACTTGGATGCCACGATCTACATCGGCGACATGCGCGAAAAGCTCGCGGCGATTGCCGACGAGTCGATCGACGCGATCGTGACTGATCCGCCGTATCACCTGACGACCGGCAAGAAGGGCGGCAGCGGACTCGCGAGCGTCAACCCTGATTCGCCGGCAGGCCGCTCGATGATCGGCACCGGATTCATGGGCATGAAGTGGGACGGCGGCGACATCGCGCTGCGGCCCGAGACGTGGGCGCTGCTCCTGCGCGTCGCGAAACCCGGCGCGCACCTTGTCGTGTTCGGCGGCACGCGGACGTTCCATCGCGTTTGGTGCGCTGTCGAGGATGCCGGCTGGGAGATTCGCGACACGATCATGTATATGTACGGGACTGGATTCCCGAAGTCCCACAACCTGGACAGGAAGCGAGGCGATGCCATTTGCGGGTGCTCCGAGAGTGACGATCAAATGCGCGGTGTGCGGCCAGCCAAGAACGATGCCGGCCGCGTGGCGGAAGCGAGTCAAGACGCCGACCTGTTCTCGGAGATGCAACGGGAAACTGCGCTCAGAGGCGCTGATATTGCGCGCCTACCGGCAGATCGGACCGAAAGGACCGAACCCGAAGCTGAGGGGAGCGAACAATCCAGCATGGAAGGGCGGCGTGACGTATCGCCGGAGGCGCGGCAACTACGTGAGCGTGAGGTACGTGAGATCCCCGAAGTGGGCGCTACCGATGGCCCGGAAGGACGGCTACGTGATGGAGCATCGCCTCGTGATGGCGGAATGGTGCGGCCGTCTGCTGACGAGAACCGAGACGGTCCATCACGTCGACCACGATCCGCTGCGCAACGCACGGACGAATCTCGAGCTATGGCCGGACAATCGGAGCCACAAACTCGCGGAGCATGGCCGCTTTGTCCACGGTGCGGCAAACCTGATCTACCCCGAGGACTTGGGTCTGCCCTTAAACCGGCCTATGAGCCGATCCTTATAGCCCGTAAGCCGCTGCGCGGCACTTTGCTGGAGAACGAACTGCGCCACGGCGTCGGCGCGCTGAACATCGACGGCTGCCGCATCGACGTGGCCGATCGTGAAAGCTACGCCGCGAACCATAGCGGCGACCGTGGGCACGCCGGCACGACGGATATGCGGCCCGGCGGTGGCAGCTCGTCTGTGCTCGGCCGCTGGCCCGCGAACGTCCTGCACGACGGCAGCGAGGAAGTCGTAGCGGCGTTTCCGCAGTCTGAGAGCGGCAGTCTAACTCCGTCGCATAGGGACTCGGGAAAGGCAGCGGGCGTACTCGGGGAGTTCAAGGGGCGCGAGATCACGCAGTTTTTTGGCGGCGACAGCGGCAGTGCGGCGCGGTTCTTCTGGTGTCCGAAGGCATCGCGTAAGGACCGCAACGAAGGGCTCGAATCTCCTGGTACATTTCAGTCCGAAGGCACCGAGCGCGAGCAGCAGAACTATCACCCGACCGTGAAGCCGACCGAGCTGATGCAGTACCTATGCAAGCTCGTCGCGCCGCGCGGCGCCCGCATCCTCGATCCGTTCATGGGCTCGGGCTCGACGGGCAAGGCAGCCGTGCTCGAAGGGATGGACTTCATTGGCTTCGAGCTTGACGCCGACTACACCGAAATCGCGCGCCGCCGCATCGTCAGCCGCGATCCGCTGTTCACACGAGCGAACGTCAGTCAGTAATCCACGATGGCAGCGAGCAGCGAGGAAACGGCTGAACGTGTAGCCGAGATCGTGCTCAGGATGCCGCAGCCGGAATACTGCGAGCGGTTCCTCAAGATCCGAACCAAGACCGAAGGCATCGCGCCCTTCCGGTACAACATCGGCCAGCTGTATCTCCATCGACGCGCCGAGCTGCAGCTGCGCCGGCTCGGGTACGTGCGGCTGTACCTTTTAAAAGCAAGGCAGTGGGGAGGTTGTCTCGCGCCGGATACGCCTGTGCTCACAGCCGATTTGCATTGGTTGCCGATCGGCGAATTGCGCGTTGGCAACGAGCTGGTCGCTTGCGACGAAGAACCGCATCGCGGCAGTCGGAAAATGCGCACGTCTACCGTGCTACGCGTCTGGCGCACGGAGAAGCCATCGTTTCGGATTGTGCTGGATGACGGCACGAGCGTCGTGTGCTCGGCTGATCATCGTTGGCTCTCGAAGAAGTCTCAAGACGATGCCGAGTGGCGCTCTATTGCCGGCCGTGCCCGGCTCAAGGTCGGAACGTGGATTCGTTCAGTGACAGACACATGGGGCGACCAGACGCTCGATGACGCTTGGCTCGGCGGTATGATCGACGGGGAAGGATGCTTGAATGCCCGCCGCAAGACAGGCGGTTCTAGCCTGACGATTGCGCAGCGCGAAGGCGTTGTGCTCGATCGCATGGACTCGATTTGTGAGAATCGGGGCTACGAGTATGCCGTGCTGCTCAACAATCGAAGTCGCGTAGAAGCCGGGCGCGATCCGGTTTACGTCGTCAATGTCAGTAGCGCGCGGTCGTTGTTCAAAGTGCTCGGACTCAGCCGGCCCGAACGATTCATCGACGAGCGCTGGTGGGAAGGGGCACGGCTTCCCAATAACGGCTGGCGCAAGATCGTCGCCATTGAGCCGGGTCCAACTACGAAGCTGATCGACATCGAGACATCAACCGGCACGTACATCGCCAACGGGCTCGTATCGCACAACTCGACTTATATCCAGTCGCGGCAATTCACGAAGATCATTCGCGGCGGCCGCGGCGTGCGCGCGTTCATCCTCACACACCAGGCGGCGGCGACGAGCAACATCTTCTCGATGACGCATCGATTCATGGAGCATCTACCGTCGTGGATGCAGCCCGACGCGCTGATCTCGCAGAAGCGGATCACGTTCCCAGCTCTTGATTCGTCCTATGCCGTCGCGACGGCCGGCGCGAAGGACATCGGCCACTCCGACACGGTGCAGCTGCTACACGGTTCCGAGTGCGCGCTGTGGCCGAACGCCGACGAGCACCTGAAGGGCGTGCTGCAAACCGTTCCGCCGCAAGGAAGAGGCACGGAGGTCTTTCTCGAGTCGACCGGCAAGGGCATCGGCAACGCCTTCCAGGTCGGCTACGCGAACGCGCGCGCGGGCCTGTCCGAGTACGAGACCGTGTTCGTGCCGTGGATCTGGTTCCCGAAGCGCATGGACGGCGGCTACGAATACAGCGCGCCCGTCATCAATCTCGAGCTGAGCGCCGCCGACGCCGAGTACATGGAGTTCTGGGGACTCGACGAAGAGCAAATGCAGTTCCGGCAAAACAAGATCGTCGAGCTGGGCGGCGGTGAAGGCGGCACGATCGCCTTCGCCACTCAGTATCCGACGACGCCGGAAGAAGCGTTCTCGAGCAACATCGCGGGCGGCTACATCGCGTCGAAGTACGTGCTGATGGCGCGCCGCCGCGACCCGAAGCTCATCGCGACGCTTGGGCCGAAGATCCTCGGCATCGACCCATCGGACGGCGGCCATGACCGATTCGTGTCGATCCTGCGCCAAGGGCGCATCGCCACGCGCGTCGGCCGATGGACCGGACTCACGACCACGCAGAGCTTCCCCCGCGTCGTGGCGATCATCGATCAGTGGAAGCCGGACATCATCTGCGTCGACATCGGCGGATCGGGATGGCTCTACGATCAGCTCGTCGAGATTTGCCGCGCCCGGCGCATCATCCTGGTCGCGGTGCTCGGCGGCGAGCAGGCCGAAGAGCCCCACATCGACCGCAACATCCGCACCCAGAACTGGCGGCGCATGAGAGAATGGTTTGAAGCGCCCGCCGGGCCTTGTATCATCGACCTCGTTCCGTCCTTCATCGGCGCCGATGCCGTGATCGGCGAAGAGCAGGGCTTAGAAGAAATCCAAGGTGACATCACCAATCCCCTGATGGATTGGGACAATCAAGGCCGGCCGGTAGTCGAGACGAAGAAGAAAGTGCTGACGCACGCGCCATCGCCGGACAACGGTGACGCGCTCGCCAACACATTCGTTCTGCGCGTCGGCGCCGACTGGAAGCCGCCTCCGGACTACGAATACGAGCGTACCCGGCGGCCGATCAACTGGCGTGCGGTTTGACGGAGATCCGTGGGAGATTCGTGAATGAGCGTCGGCTACACCAAGTCCAACACCATCGGCAGCGGCCCCATGTCCTACTCGATGGGCGAGGACTTCGCGAAGAAGCCGGGCCTCTCCGTCGAGCAAATGTCGCGATTCCTGCGCGACATCGACTTTCAGCCAGCATGGCGCGCCCGCGCCGATCTTGAAGCCGACTACTACGACTCGAACCAATACGACCAGAAAACGCTGCAAGAGATGGAGCAGCGGGGCATCCCGCCGATCGTCATCAACCTGATCGCGCCGATGATCAATCTGATTGTCGGCATGGAAGCCAAGGTTCGCCAGGACTGGCTCGTGCGTGCCGACGACGACGACAAGCACGACTTCGCGCTAGCGATGACGAAGAAGCTGCAAGAGGCCGAGCGCGCGACTAACGCCGACCAGGCGTGCTCGGAAGCCTACGGAGGCCAAGTCAAAGCCGGACTGCATTGGGTCCACGTGCGCCGGCAGCGCATGAATCCGTTCGGCTATCCCTACGTCGTTGAGCCCGTGCATCGCCGCGAAATATGGTGGGACTGGCAAGACCTCACTCCGACGCTCGAGCGCGCGCGGTTCCTCGTGCGTCGCAAGTGGTACGACTTCGATGTCCTCTATCATTGGTTCCCGGAGCATCGACGGCTGATCGACTCCGTGGCGAGCAGCTGGGCGAGCTTCGATGCACGTGCCGCGCTCGACGTCGCCGAGCCGCTTTTTCAGGACTACCAGACCGAGCGCGACTTTGTGTTCGACGCCGACACGTGGCGCAACATGGATCGCATGCAAGGCTGCCTCTACGAAGCCTGGTATCGCGTCCCGCGCCGTGCCTACGTGCTTTCGCTACCTAACGGGATCAAACAGGAGTTCGATCCGAAGCGCCCGAACCCGCTGCATGTGGCGGCGCTGAATCAAAACGTCGCGTCAGTCGAGTGGGCGACGCTGATGGAGATGCGGCTGTCTTGGTGGCTCGGCCCGCACCGGCTCGTCGACAAGCCAACACCGCTACCGCATCACGACTTCCCGTACATCCCGTTCTTCGGCTACCGCGAGGACCGGACCGGCGTGCCCTACGGGCATATTCGCGCGATGAAGCCGCTGCAGGATGAAGTCAACGCACGACGCGCACGCATGCTGTGGCAGCTCTCGGCGCGTCGCATCATCGGATTCGATAAGGCCGTGCGCGATCGGCGTACAGTCGAGGCGGAAGCCGCTCGGCCCGACGCTGCGATATGGCTCGATGGCGACAACGCGATGGCCGGTCAGCGCAGTATCAGTGATCTGATCAAGTTCGAGGATAATCTCGGGCTCAACGCGCAGCAGATGGAAGCGTACCGCGACGCGGCCGAGCGATTGCAGGACGTGGCGAACGTGTTCAAGGAGCAGCTCGGCAAGGGTGGAGCCGCCGAGTCAGGTATCGCGATTTCGCAGCTGATCGAGCAGGGCACGACTGCGCTCGCCGAGCTGAACGAGAAACATACGATGGGTCGCAAGCTCGTCGGGCAGCAACTTTTCGCGCTGCTTAAAGAAGACATCGGCAATCAGGAGATGGAGGTCAATGTCACGCAAGGCGCGACATCGAGGAAGAAGGTCAAGCTCAACGAGCAGAAAGTCGACGAGATGCTGAGCCAGGAGACCGGACGCGAAATCAAGTATCTCGATAACGACGTACAAATGACGCGCGCAAGCGTCGTGCTCGATTCTGTGCCGGCGTCCGCGTCTTTCCGGCAGTATCAATTCAAAGAGCTGGCCGAGCTGGTGAAAAAGCTCCCGCCCGAGCTGCAAGCGCCGATGCTCGACATGGTGGTCGAAGCCTCCGATGCGCCGTACAAAGAAGAGATCGTGCGCCGCATCCGCGACGCGCTCGGCATCAAGGATCAGAACCCCGAGCAGATGAGTCCCGAGGAACAAGCCGTCTACGAGGAAAAGCTCAAGCTCGAAGAGATGGTTCAGCAGCTCGAGATGGCGATGCAACAGCTCACCGTCGAGCGCGCGGATCTCGAAAACCGCAAGATCGACGCCGAGACCGAAGGCGAAGAGGCCGACACGATCAAAACGAAAGTCGAGACCGAGCGGCTTCGCCGTGAACCGATCAAAGATCCGAACAAGCCGCCGCCGTCAGCCGCGAGTCCGAAGGCGAAGGCAAAACCCAAGAAAGCCGCCGCAGCGCGGTAGGAGAAAAACGACATGCGCGAGATAACTACACACAAGGTCAATCCGGCCAATGAGCGCCTGAGAATCGAGGTCGGCGACGAGCCGGGTTCCGGCGGCGCGAACCATAAGTACCTCATCACGGGAGCGCGCTGTGGATCGACTTCCAGAATGGCCCGATCCCCGAAGTCGGCGTGAACGGCATCACGCACGAGGCACTGATCGCGATCGTCATCGACCGGCTCCAAGCATTCCAGCGCGGCCCGTACGCATGTCGCGAGAATGCGCTCGCGCTCACGAAGCTCGAGGAAGCGCAGCACTGGCTACATCATCGAACGCGCGCGAGAGAGGCCCGCGGCGTTGAAGGGACGCACGAGGTATAGACACGATGCCCTGGTCGCCCGAAGATGCGAAGCGGCACACGAAGCGCGCCGCGAGCGGTAACTCTGCCGACCAATGGGCAGCCGTTGCCAACGATGTGCTCGAGCGCGGCGGATCAGAAGCGTCTGCGATACGGCAGGCCAATGCAGTGGCGCGACGGCGAAGCCTCGTCGACGCGAAGCGACCCAGGAGGAACTGACGATGGCTGATGAGAAATACAAAGCCCGCTACCGCGGTGTATCCGGCACGGGCCGACTGATCTACCAGGCCGCGAAACACAAGTTGCGTGGCAAGTCTGGCCGATCGGCCAGGGATGTGCCGCTTGGTTCTGGCTCAGCCGAGGAAGCGAGCAAAAGGATCTCGGGGCGCCAGCGGCAGATTGATAAGGCTGTCGAAGAAGCCGAACGCGGATCGCTTGCGTCGGCGCGCCGCCCGCGTTCGTACTGATCGCAAATCTTTCTACTTCCACCGTCTTGCATAATGCGCGGCGCGGCGCTATGTTGCGCCTACGCGGTGCGCCCGCCGACGTAATCAAATGGGCCTGCGTGTGCTCCCGACCGATACCGGGGGGTCACGGGTTGGAACCCCGTTGAAAAGGAACCGTGCGTGCCGAAGCAAGTCGACGATCTCTTGAATGAAGAAGGGTTTGAAATCCCGGATGACGTTTTAGAGATCGAGGCGCTGCTCGAAGGGGAGGAAGCCGACAAGGCCACCGATCTCGATAAGCAGCAACCTGGAGACGAGGACAAGGGCAAGGCTGCCGACAAGGGCGATGAGCCCGGCGCAAAACCCGAAGTCAAGTCCGGCGACGAGCTGAAAGCGGGTGACGACAAGACTGTCGACAAGACTGTCGTTGACGTCGTTGAAGATGGTCCGCCGAAGGCGGTGCTCCGCAGAGAACGGGAGAACCGCCACAAAGCCGAAACGCTCCTGACGGAGCGCGAGCAAGAACTGGAAGAGGCTCGCCAACGCATCGCTGATCTTGAAGAGGCGACCGCGAAGGCAGGCTCCAGCCAAGACAAGCTCCAAGCGGCTGCGGATCGACTCACTGGCGACCCGTCCATCAAGCTCGATGCGCTCGACAAGACGAAGCTCGAAGCTCTCCGTGCCGACCTCGACGATGACGTCGTTGATTTCTTGGGCAAGCTGGTAGACCGGCAAAACCTTCTGACCGAGCAGCTCGAGCGCGTCTCGAGGGCGAATCAGGAGTTGGTCTCTCAGCGTGACCGGACCGAAGCCGAACAGCAGCAAGACGACATTGATGCCGTGCCGCTGCTCTCGGTAGTCCAGGCCACACGCACGAAAGAGGCCGATGCCTTGTGGGATCGCGCCGTCGCGTACGAGAAGGCCCTGCAATCCGACCCGGATTGGGCCGACAAGTCGCGCAGCGAGCTTTACACGGAAGTCGGCAGACGCCTCTCGGCGTATCTCGGTGACGACGCAGCCAAGTGGCTCGACGAAACCGACGACAAAGCCGGGAAGGTGGATGAGAAGCCCGACAAGTCGGGCCTCGATAAGACGAAGAAGGGTTCCAACAGTGGCAAGACCGTCGAGGACAAACTGGCTGCTGCCCGAAGTCGGGCGACGCCGGACAGCCTCAGCGATCTGCCAACTGGCCTAGCCGCCGCGCAGCACGAGATAGAACGCCTGGAAGCCATGTCTGTTCACGACGCCGAGGACTTAATCAACAAGGCGATCGACAAGGGCAATCTGGACGAAGTGATCACGAGGTTGTCGACGTTGCGGTAGTAACTCAGCAAAGCAGATCGCTCGAGGTTCGGGTGCTTCACTTTGAACCAAAGAGGATCGTGCAATGCCGACCGTCATCCCTCCTGGCTCGCCGCTGGCGAACAAGCTCTATTCCGTTGCTCTGTTCGCCGAATGTCAGCGTAAGGCGTCTTTCAAGAATGGCATGATCGGCGCTGCGCCCAAGCAAGCGTCGGCCGAGGAAAAGCTGCGCTCGCAAACGAGTTCAGACCTGCCGTTCGTTCGCATCCGCGATCTGACCAAGACCGCGGGCGATACGGTGAGCATGGACCTGGTGAACGTCATCAACGTCCGCCCGACGATGGGCGATCGGAAGCTCGCCGGCCGTATGGGCTCGCTGACCTTCGACTCGATGGAGATGAAGATCAACCAAGCCCGGTTCGGCGTCGACACCGGCGGCCGCATGACGCAGCAGCGCACGCTCCACACGCTGCGCGGCTTGGCCAAGGCAAACCTGGTCGGCTTGAATAGCCGCTTCGAGGATCAGATCACGCAGATCCATATCTGCGGCGCGCGCGGCTTCCAGAACGACACCGATTGGGTCGTGCCGCTCGAGTCCGATCCCGAGTTCGCCGAAATCGTCGTCAATGACGTGCTCCCGCCGACCTACTCCCGGCGCATCATCGCGGGCGGCGGCAGCTCGATCACGGATGTCGGCAATACCGACTACCTGACGCTCCCCGACTTCGACCGCATGCGAGCCATCATCGAAACGATGCCGTTCCCGCCGCAGCCGGTCATGCTGCCGGGCGACGCCGCCGCGAACGACGAGCCGCTGTACGTCTACTACGCGACGCCGCTGCAGTGGCATTACCTGCAAACGGCGACCGGCGACACGGCCTGGCGCACGTTCTTGCAGAACGCATGGAACCGCGCGAAGTCGTTCAGCGGCTCGAACGCGCACCCGCTCTTCGCCGGCTCGCCGGGCATGTGGCGCGGCATCCTGATCAAGCGCATGGGCCGCTCGATTCGCTGGGAGATCGGCGACGTGTGCAGCGAGGAAAACGCGGCCGGCGCAGTCGTCACGAACGCGGCATCGGTCGCAGTCGAGCGCGGCGTGCTGCTCGGCGCTCAGGCGCTCGGCTGGGCCTACGGCAAGCACGGCAGCTCCGGCACGCACTACAATTGGAACGAAGAGCTGGAGGATCACAAGAACGTGCTTGAGGTCAGCACGGCGTCGATGTCCGGCTGCAAGAAGGTCCGGTTCACCGGCTCGGACGGCCGCCTGCACGATCACGGCGTTTTCGCGGTCGATTCGTACGCTCCGGCGGTTCTCTAAGCCCCGTCTTGTCGAATTCGGCACCACTCTCAGGAGAGAAAGCTCATGGCACTTGGCATTCATCGCTCGCCGGACATCGCCCGGCAGCTCATCATGGCTTCGGCCTACGGCAATCTGGCAGTCAAGTCTGTCAGCATCACCCTGCCGGCCACCACGGCGCAGAACGATACGGTCGACTTCCTTGAGATGCCGATCGGCACCCGCATCGTCGACGCCATCGCGCGGCTCACGCCTGCCGCGGCCGGCACGGTGACGTTCCAGCTCGGGCTCGCCCAGAAGCCCGGACACGCTGACACGCTGGTCGATGCTGACGCGCTGATTCTGGCGGCCGCCATCTCGACGTCGGCGACGCTCCGGCGCCGGAATAACGTCGCGGTCGGCTTCGCCGGATTGACGCTCACCGACACGTACATCGTTCAGGGCTTGGTCGCGGCCGCGGCGCTCGGCGCGACGCCGGTTACGATCGAGCTGGATCTGATCTACGAGTACCTGGGTACGCTGTAAGGCTGATCATCTACACGCGCAAGCCGTAAGGCGCCGCCTCTCGACTCCCCTTGGTCGTGAGGCAGCGCCTTTTTGCTGCTAACATTGGCGAGCTGGTCCACCGAATTCATCTCAGGAGAAAAGCGATGTCGCGAGCAGTGATGTACCTCGGCAACAAGTCGATGAAGTTCGACAACGTGAATGGCGTCGCCGAACGGAAATGGCACGGCCCCGGAACCGTCGTGACGGGGATCTCTGCCGCGCAAGCCGACAAGCTGGTTGCGCACAAGGAAGAGTTCTTGGATGTGACGGCGTACACCGAGAAGGACATCGCCACCCGCGCCGCGAGGGCGCGCGCCGACTCCGAGGAGCGCGTGCGCCGCGCCCACCGCCCAGCGCCAGGCTCGCCCGGCATCATGCTCGAGTACGCAACCGACGAGCAGCTCGCCGCAGAGGTTAAGCGCCGCGCCGAGCTTGCCGGCATCCAGGCGACTCCTGACCCCAAGCACGTTCGTCCGAAGAAGCCTGGGCAGGGCAACAAAGAAAAGCCCGAAACCCCGAAGGACCAGGCGAGCATCACGGAAGCCGTCGAGCGCGCAATCGGCGTGCTGCTCGAGCGTAACAACCCGGACGACTTTCAGAACGGCATCCCGCGCAAGGAAGCTGTCGAGGCTGTGATCGATTTTTCGCTGACGGACACGGAATACGAGATTGCGCTCGGCTCGAAGGCGCCGGCTGAGTTCGACAAGTCGGGGTTCCAAGATAACTCCGGGGAACAGTCTCCGTAGGAATTTTCGTATCGACCTGGAGAGAGCAGCGTGGGCACGATTCTTGCCGATAAACTCCTGGCGCGCGCCTCCACACTGCTCTTTGATCTGGCGAAACGGCAGTGGCCCGAGAACGAGCTGCTGCAGTGGGCCGACGATGGGCAGCTCGCGATCGTGCAGGCGCGCCCGGATACCTACGTCGTCAACCGGACCCAGATCCTCGTGCCGGGCACGCGCCAGACGCTCGCGGCCGATGAGCTGGTGCTGATCGACATCGCGCGCAACCTCGGTACGGACGGCGCGACACCTGGCTACGCGATTACCTATACCGATCGCAAGCAACTCGACAAGTCGAACCCGAATTGGCACGCGGCAACGCCGTCGACAACGGTGCGGCATTGGGCCTACGATCGCGCCAATCCAAAAACTTGGTGGTGTTATCCGCCGCAGCCGCCCTCGGGCGATTTCTCGCGTGTCGAGAAAGACGTCTCGATCGTGCCGCCGCCGCTCACCGTCAATGACGTGAACGGCGCCAACGTCACGAGCACGCTCTCGATCGATGACACGTGGATCAACGCGATGCTCGCGTTCATCGTCTATCGCGCGTTCTTCAAAGAGTCCGAGCACGGCGACACAGGGAAGGCCGACGTGGCGTATCGCGAGTTCTTGCAATCACTCGGTCTATCGACGGACACAGCGATCCGATTCAGGCCGTCGAAGAATCAGCCGCCGAGATACCAGGAGCCGCCTAAGAGCAGCAATCAAGGCGCCTTCGGAGATAACTGATGGCCGACTTCAGTACCATCGAAGGCGAGATCACACCGCACGTCCCGCAGGCCGACGTGATCCTGATCGGCGATGCTATCCGACGCGCCGTGCAGACTTTCTGCGAGAAAACGCTCGTACTCGAGGCCGTCACCGATCCGCGCATCAACGTGATCGCGGGCGAGCCGATTTACACGCTGCCGGCCGTCGTGAACCGGACCATCGTGCGAGCCAAGCGCGGCGAGGTCTGGTACTACAACGGTCCGGATGACACGAAGCCGCGGCAGCTCGATCCGACCAATCCGAACGATCTGGATAACCGCCATACGCCGTATCACGGCCGCTTCCGTGGCCCGCTCAACTATCCGTTCTTCAAGCCGGACGAGAACTGGAGAACCTCGATCGGCACGCCGTCGCTGTTCTATCAGCCGATGCCGCACCAAGTCCGCATCGTGCCGATCCCGCGGCTCGACGTCGAGTGGAGCCTGAAGGTCACGTACCACCTGAAGCCGTCGAACACGGCTACCGAGGTCGATGATCTAGTCTTGGAAAACTGGCGAGCAATCATCGTCAGCGGTGCGCTGGCCGATCTGTTGCAGGTTAAACACAAGCCGTGGACCGATGTGCAGCTAGGCTCCGCATACGGCAAGGACTTCGATTCCAAGACCAACGAAATCGTAAAGGAGCGAGAGAAGTCGTTCGAGTCGCAAGACTCTACGGTTGGAAGAGTTCGAGCCTATACCTGACCCGCCAATATGACCCAAAGGTGCCTTCACCATGTTTCACGAGATCGCGACCGCACTGATTCCGCCGCACGACGCAGATCCGAAAGTCACGAAATATCGGTGGCTGAATTGGGCCGGCATGATGATCCTGTTCGCCGTCGTCGCGTGGCTGGTGTGGAACACCGCGCGCGCGGACGATCTGAGTAAGCTCACTAAACAAGTCGAGAGCATCGAGAAGGCTGCGCTCGACGGGAAGATATTCGATAAGAGCGTGGAGTTTTGTCAGTCGACAGGCCCGCTGCGCACCGCAAACGCAGCCGAGCTTGCGCGACTCGTCGACGAATGGCGCCGGGTAACGGACAATCAGAACGGTCTCCCTACGACCTATAAGACTTGTAGTGAGCTTGGGCTTGTGCTGTGAGCATCGACGTCCGGCAGCTCCGGACCTACGTGCTGCTGCCGACGCTGCGTTTTCTTGCCGAGAGCAACCTGCTGCCGTATACGCTGGCCGCCGATAATCTCGTGCTCGGCACGGCGCTGACGGAGAGCGCTGGCAAGTATATCCGGCAGATTGGCGGCGGCCCGGCGCTCGGCCTGACACAGATGGAGCCCGCCACGCATGACGACATCTGGCGAAACTGGCTCCTGCATCCGGCGCGCAAGCCGCTTGCCGATCGCGTTCGGCAGCTCGAGACGGCGGCGTACATCACGGACGGCCCGCATGAGATGATCGGCAACCTGTATTACGCCTTTGCGATGTGCCGGATTCACTATCGTCGGCTGCCAGCGGCCTTGCCGCCCGAAGGAGACGCCAGAGCGCTGGCCACGTACTGGAAGCGGTACTACAACACGTCGCTCGGTGCCGGCACGATCGAGAAGGCGCTGCCGTACTTCGAGACGGCGGTGCGGGACCGGGTTATCATGCCGATTTCGGAGGGCTTTCACCATGCAGCGTCTTAAGATCCTGGGCATCGTTTTTCTTGCGATCATCGTTGCCTCAATTTTCGTTGCCCCCATTTTTGCGCAACAAGTGCCGCAGACGACCGAAGAGATTCAAACGTGGCTCACGAACCCGTGGGTGCTGTTCGGCTTGATGATTTTCGGCTCGATACTTTCGGCTACTAAACAGTTGAGCGTCGCGAAGATGGAAGGCTCCGCAGCCACCATCGGCGCTTACCTCGGGCACTTTCAAGAGCTTTTCATCATGCTCGGCGGCAACACGATCGCGTTCTTCATGCTCGTCGACGGTGGAAACCTGAACTTCGTCAGCGCTGTGTCGATCGGCTACGCGATCAACTCCGTTGCTGACATGAATCCGTTCAGCGACAGATCCTCGACCATCATTGAAGAAGCGCCAGTTTCGGCGCCAGATTGGCCCGACGCAATGTCAAAAATGTAAAACCTGGAGGGTTATATATGCAATCGAATGCCTTACGTGCTCGCGTGAGCACAGCCGCCGCTATCTTGACGATGGTCTTATTGGCCGGGCTCTTGTCCGGGTGCGCGAATGGGTTCCTGAATCCGAACCTGAACCCAATCGCGGTCGCCGAGACGCCGGAACAGAAGTACGCTGCGGTGAAGCTCAGCTACGATGCGCTGCTCACGCCGGCCGTGCAGCTCATCGAGGACGAGACCGCGCCTGCTCCGTTGCGCCTTGCATTGCAAGAGATAGTGGCGCAGAGCGGCGAGACGTATCGATCTTTGAACGCGGCTCACGTCGATTATCTGGTCGCGCGCGCGACATTTGCCGGCGCCGAGCGCGACCGCCGGCTTGCCGTGGTCGGCGCGGAGCTTGAGAGCTGGATCGCGAAGCTCGAGGGACATACCGACTCGATCGCGAAATCGCTGGGTCGCTGATCGTATCTGGTTAACTTAAGGAGAAAGTCATGGGATGGTTCGATTTCCTGTCACTGATCGCGACGCTCGCCGAGCGCCGCAAGGAAAACGGTGCTGCCGACGTGGTGAAGCTGCTGCGCCTGGGCGCGTCCATCGGCAAGGCCGGAGAGGCAGGCCGCGAAGCGCTGCTCGAGGCGACTGCCAAGGTTCGCCAGCTCGTCGACGAGGATCGCGGATTGACCGACGACGAAAATGCGTCGCTCGATGCTTCGATCGAGGATAAGCTCGCGCGCGCAGCGGCGGTTCAGATCGAGAGCTAGGGGCCAATGAACTTCGTCCGCAGCCGTCCGATCACGACCGGCTCTGTGCTGCTCGGCCTCGTGGCGCGCGCGCTTCTCGTGCTGTCGATATTCTTCATCTTCGGCGAGAAGGCGCGCGCGGAGGTCGGGCTCGTTCAGTACTGCCTATCCGGCGAGAGCGTTAACACAGTTTGCGAGCCGAGAGCTTGGGCACGCCCAACGCCGTCAATGGCGGTTGCGTGGTGTGCGGCTGGACTTGTATGCAGTTGGACAGGGAACACCGCATTCACGCGCTGGGAGACCATACCGGCGGACGGGCAAGTCCACGTGTGCCCGCTCGATATTCCGATCGGGCCGATCGCTACTAGCCGCTGCCTGGACAATGGACAAAATCAAGCGACGTGGATTTCAAAGGCGCAAGTCCTCGCTGCGCCTGGCTTCATCGGCGGCACGACGCTGACATGGGTACACCCTACGCAGAACGACGACGACACTCCGCTGCCACTCGTACAGATCGCCAACACGGGGATTTATTACTCGCGCACATGCACGCTCGAGGCGCTACTCACATCGACCACGATGCAGATCGTGCCGGCTCCGGCGCGGCTCACAATCGTAGAAAATCTCGCCGATGGCCAGTGGTGCTTCGGGGCGCGAACAGTTGACACGGCGGGACGTATATCGGCGTTGTCGAAGATCGTCATGACGACGATCCAACCTGTGCCCAACGCGCCGATCGAGCTTTCCGTGCCGCCGCCTGGGCTCGTGACGTCGGAAGCGACCGTTTACACATCGCTCAAGGCGACCGATCGAACTACAATGGTGCCAGTTGGCACCGCGTCGCTCGGTACGCCGTGCATTCAGTCGGAGGCGACGCTCGCGCAGGGAGTTACCTACTTCGCTGTCCCGCGCGTGATGATCACATGGGCCGGCTCCGTTGAACCCGCTAACGCATGGGGGCGATGCTCAGCCGAGTAATCAAGTTTCTAAGGCGCTGGTTTTGCCGGCTCGTAGTGCTGTTGCGTGTCGACAACCTTGCGCCTCGGTCGGCGTCTCTACACTTAGAAGTAATCGAGGGAATTGATATGGACATTCGAGCAACAGTCATTTGGCCGACCGTCCGCCAGGGCGGCCGTCCGCTCGTGCAAGCCGAGATCGAACGTGCGGAGCTGTTCATCGCGGTGGCCGACGAAAATGAGTTCTATCGTCCGTTCGCGGACGGCGAGCCGATCGAGCCCGATGGTGCCGCGGGATTCGAGCGTACTCAAACGGAGGTCGACAACGGCCGATGGTTCGTCCGCTGCGTCGTCACGGACAAGCAGGGCAAGTCATCGATCGTCACGGCCTCGATCGTCGTCGGCGGCAGCGAAGAGCTTTCCCCGCCCGGTCCGGCTGGGCTTACGCTCGCCGAGGTCTAAGGCGCGTATTGAAATTCAGCCGTGCTGATCGCGTTGCAATCGTTCATGGGCGAGCGTCCGGCGGTGGACGCTCGCCAGCTTGGTTACAACGAAGCGACGATCGCCGAAAATTGCAAAATCTGGAGCGGCGTGCTCGACACGTGGCGCGCGCCGCTGCTCGAGTACAGCGAGACGATCGACGGCGCAGTGCAGTCGTTCTTTCGCTATCAGCCGCCCGGAGTGGGTACTGTCTACTGGCTGCATTGGGATACCGACGTCGATGTCGTGAAGTCCCAAGTCGCCGGCCTCGATGAACTGTATTGGACCGGCTCAGGCGTGCCGAAGATCGGCAACACTGACTCTTTGACGGCCGGGCCGCCCTATGCGGCGTTCGATCTTGGGGTGCCGGCGCCTGCCTCGGCTGTCTCGGTCATCGCCACTGACCCGCTCGAAGTAGAAGCCTCCGGCACCGTCGCCGCGATCGATCCGTATCTGGAGATCGGCGGCACGATCGGCGACGGTGAGTACGACGTCACGGCGAACCGCGACCCGCATTCGGTACAGTCTACGCTCGACGTCGACGGGCTGATGTCGTTAGTCATCTCAGTGACGATGGACTTCGCGCAGCGTCATAACTACACGTCCGCTGTGTTCGTGTGGGTCGAGATGGACCCGAGCACGGGCTCGCCAGGCTCAGGTACCGAGATCTTCCGCAAGGAAGTCACGCTCAGCCTGCCGAAGAATACGAGCACGCGGAACACATGGACAACCGACAGCTACCCAGCGAGCGACTACTCGTTCACTTATGCGCCGCCGTTCGGTTCGCACGTGTTCCGGTTGTGGACTCAGCACGGCTTCAAATCAACGAACGACGGCGGCACGCCTGATAACCGGAAGCAATTCGCTTCGGTTCAATCGGCAAGCGGCCGTTTACTGGTCGACTTGGGCGCGACCGATCACGGGCTTTCGGCGGGTGATCGCATCCAGCTTTCTGGTGTGGTCGGCACCGGCAACCTCGAGAACCTGAATCTCGCGCCGGTCACGATCATCGGCTTTCAAACGGGCGGGCAAATTGCGATCGTCGACGCTGGCGGCATCACGGGCACCTATAGCGATAGCGTGCCGGCGACTTGGACACAGGTCTTTCCGGACGTCGATCGCCAGTCGCGCACCTATGCGATCACTTATGTAGTAACGCTCGACAATCACGACATTGAGAGCGCGCCGTCTCCTGCCTCTGAGTTCATCACCATTGCTGACGGCGAGAGCGTCACGCTCTCGAACTTCCCCGCGCCGCCAGATGACGGCCGGCCGTACACAAAGATTTACATCTATCGGCTCGCGGTCGGAGCGACGCAAGAAGAATTTCTGTTCGTCGACGAGATCGACATCGACACGTGGGAATTCGGCCCTGACCCACCCGCCGACACCTATATCGACAACATACGCGGCGTCGCATTGGGCCGCGTGCTGCCGAGCCAGTACACGTCGCCGAACGGCGTGCTCGTGCGCTGGGACATGCCGCCGGACGAGATGATCGGCATCATCGAGCTGCCGAACGGTCTCTATGCTGCGTTCCTCGGCAATGAGCTATTGCTTTGCGAGCCGTATCAACCGCACGCATGGCCGCTCGCCTACCGTCGCGCGATGAAAGACGAGATCGTGGGCATTGCGGCCTTCGGTGCGTCGATCGCCGTCACGACCAAAGGCAGACCCGTGCTGGTCACGGGGATTCACCCGGACTCGATGAGCGACGAGTATGTCGAAGCCGCCTACCCGAATCTCTCGAAGCGCGGGATGGTCGACATCGGTTACGCCGTGGTGTATCCGTCGCTCCGCGGCCTCGTCATGCTCTCGCAAGGCGAGGCGCGAGTCATCACGCAAAGTCTCTTCAACGACAATCAGTGGGCCGCGCTCAATCCGGCATCGTTCATTGCCAGCAAATACGGCAACCGCTACATCTGGTCCTACGATCCGCCCGATGAAGAAGCTCTTCCCATCAACAAGCGCGGCCTGATTCTCGACCCGCAGAATCCGTCATCGGCACTGACGCGACTCTCGTTCGGCGCGCACGAGCTGTGGAGCGATCCCGGTACCGATGAGCTGTATATGATCGCGTCGCTTGGCTCGCCAGAGCCTGTGCTCGGCATCTATCGGTGGGAGGGCGACCCGAACAACATCCTGGGAGCGCTCAGATGGAAATCCCGAGAATTCATGGCGGCCACGCCTACCTTTGTCGGCGTCGTGAAAGTCGACGCCGATCTTTATCCCGCGACGGTCACTCTCTACATGGACGGTGAGGTCTACGACTCGATCGTCGTGGCGAACGACGACCTGCATCGCGTAAGAAGCCAGCTCGGCAAGGGCCGCAAGTGGCAAGTCGAAGTAAAGAGCATCACAGGCGTCGAGGCGGCCTATTGCGCCTCCAACGCGAGGGAGCTGCGCCAGTACGTCGGGAACACGTGACGGACTAGATCAGTGCGCACCATCCGCCAAATTCCCCGCATCTCGGGCATCGACCCGAAGATAGTCAAAGTCCTTGAGCCGATTCGTGACGCACTCGAGCAGCTGACGGTCGGGCCGGGCAGGGCACTTCGCATCGGCGACGTCGGCGCCGGACTCGCATTCACGGCCGGCAAGCTGCGCGCGGACGTCACCACGACATCCGATCGCGCCGCGACGGTCGATTCTTCTGACACGCTCACCAGTGAGATCACGCGGCAGATTCAATCGCTGATCGGGGCGCAGAACGACTTCCGCACGCTGGTCGAACAGCAACTCGCGGCACTGAGCTTCATCGCGACCGACGCCAACGTGCTGGATCTCGACACGAACGGCTACGTCGTCGGCATCATCGGCAGTCTGCCAGGCGACGACACCGAAGAAGTGCCATTCATCACGCAAGCGAATCGCTTTGGCATCGTGCGGCCGGCGGTCGAGTTCGAGCTGGACACAGCTTACGCGCTCGGTGACTTTGTTATTCCGAGCGAGAGTTCCGACCGCTCGACGGGGCTCATCTACGAGGTTACGACCGCCGGCACGACCGACGACACCGACGAGCCGAATTGGCTCGACGCGGACACGCCGAGCGACACGATCATGAGCGGCACTGTGGAATTCACCGCGCGCACCGTGGCCGTGGTTAATCCGTTTATTGTCGGCGACGTCGACGGCATCGAGACCATCGGCATCGACGGCGCCGTGATTGTCGATGCGACGATTCCTTATCGCGCCATCGAGGACGCGGCGGCGCTCTCCGTGCTCGGCCGCGCAGCGGACTCGAGCGGCGTGCTCGCGGACATTCAGGCCGGATCGGATCACCAAGTACTGCGCCGATCGGGCACCGTGGTCGCCTTCGGCGCCATTGATCTCTCGCAGTCAGAAGCCGTTGGCACGAGCCGCCTCGCGCTCGCGAACATCGTGCAAGTAACGGGCCAAGCGGTACTCGGGGTCTCGACGGCAGGCGATGGCAATCTTGCCGCGATCAGCGCCGGCACCGACGATCGCGTGCTGCGGCAGACAGCCGGCGCGCTCACCTTCGGGCAGCTCACGGCCGGCATGTTCCCGGCTGCCGTCGTGCCCGACGCAGCGCTGTCGGCGCTAGTCCTCCTGCTCGATGGCGACGGCTATCTCGTGCTCGAGCTTGAGGATTATGCTGACGACACGGCTGCCGATGCCGGCGGCGTGCCCATCAACGGCTGGTATCGTACGGGCAACGCCGTGCAAGTCCGGCTCACATAAATAATCACAGGGAACCCCACATGGCCTACGCCGAAAAGATTCGCAAAGAGCTTCTGACCGAGCTACTAAAAAAGCGCCGCCTCGACGCCGAAGCGGCCGTGAGCGATAAGCGGATCGACGCGCTGATCAACCAGCTCGCCGTCATCGAAGCCGCGGGCCAGTTAATCAAAGATGTCGCGGCCGTGCATGATGCGCAACAGTCGCAATCCGCTGCCGGCGAGCATAATATATCGGACGATGTAGCGCGGGGGTTGAACGATGCCTCAAAGCTCGATTCGAGCGGCTGATGTCGGCCGAGATGAACGCCGGGCTCAGCTTTTGGCGCTGGAGCGGGCGTTTCGTGATTATCCAGAGGCTCTCAGTGCTGACGACTTCGTGACGCGCCACCATTTCGCGGACGGCTCTTACGGCCGCGAGATCGAGCTGCCGATGGGCTCCACGGTGGTCGGGAAGATCCACCGCCATGCGCACGTGAACGTGATATCGAAAGGCCACGTGCTCGTGTCGACGCCGGAGGGCGGGCTCGAAGAGCTTCGGGCGCCGCTGACGTTCGTGTCGGCGCCGGGCACCAAGCGCGCTGTGCTGGCGCTGGAAGATACGATTTGGACTACGATCCATGTCGTTGACGGCACGGACCTGGAGAAGATCGAGGCCGAAGTCATTGCACCGTCGTTTGAAGCATACGAGGCCGGACGTAGGGAGAATCTGGGAAGCCCGCTGCGGAAGTTCGTTCGTCGATTGAGTCGCTTGATAGGAGTGGGCCGATGACGTGGGTCGCCGCTGGCGTTGGAATCGGTAGCACTGTACTTGGGTTTCTCGGCAGCAAGAAAGCCGACAAACAGGCCGACCGCGACCGGGCGCGTTCGGTTGAGCTGGAATCTCGGCAGCTCCAGCTCGCGCAGAATCAGGACCGGCGCGCCGGGCAGCTCTTCGAGCACTACACGCGCAACTTTCAGCCTCGCGAGCAGCAGTTCGTCGAGGAAGCATTCAAGCCGATCACGGCAGATGCCGAGGAGGCAGCAGCCGTCGCTGACGTTCGCGGTTCGCTCGCAACCGCGCGTCGTTCCGACGAGCAACGCCAGCGGGCCACTGGCGTCAATCCAGCGTCAGGGGCAGCAGCGAGCATGGGCGCTGCCCGCAGCTTGGAAGAAGCCCGCATCGAAGGTGCCGCCCGCACGCGCGCGCGCGGCGCGGTTCGGGATCTCAATTTCAATCGGCAGGGCGCGGCGCTCGGATTGGCCAACCCCGGTGCGGCCGCGCCGTTCGCGTCTGGCGCTCAAGCGGGCCTCGGGCAAGTAAGCTCGCTCGCTGCAAGCCGTTCGCGACTGTCCGACGACTACGCCTACGAGGCTGGCGGCAACTTCGGTGCGGCAGCCGGAGAGCTGGCGGGCACAGGGCTCGGCATGCTTCGTGATCGTCGCCAGAATCGTAGCGCTGGAGTCAAGCCGACGATGACCGGCGTTGATGTACCGGCTCCCGGCAGCGTTCTGACGCGCAATCAAGACCTGATGGTGGCGTAATGGCGTCGGCAGCAGGGGCAGCAGGGTTCGGGACCGGACTGCGCGCAGGGCTCGCTACGGCGCGCCAGAGACGTCTCGAAGAGGAAGATCGCAAGATTCAGGCCGAGGATCGCGTTAGGCGTCGCGAGCACGAGGACGTGTCTCTCGAAGGCAGCCGGCTGACCTTGGAACGCGCGCGCCGTGCCGATCAGCGCGAGCCAGAGGATCTTGACTACCAGCGCCGTTCCCGAGAGCAGCAACTTGCCAGTGGTGACATCGGCATCGAAAGCGGGCAGCTCGGTCTCGAATCAGCGCGCCGCAGCGCCGGGCGCGAGGAAGAAGAAATCACTCGGCGCCGAGGCCGTGAGGATCTCGACACGGAGGCGCGGCAGTTCGACTTGAGCCGCAGCCGCACGCAGGCCGGGCGAGAAGATGCCGGGCACGCGCAAAATCAGCAGTCTGTCGCCACGGCCGGGTTCTCGAGCTTGTTCTCCGGGATCAAGGAGGGCGTGAGTCAGCCGCTCTTGCTCCAGCGGTTCAACGACAGGGTGCCGCCGGAGATGGAAGTCGCTGAAATCGAGCACAATCCAGACGACGACACCTATACGCTCGTCAGCGCGAGCGGTCATCGGAGCGCGGCGGCCAGCATCGACGATTGGCTGAAGGCGTACCCGATGCCGGCCGGAGAGCTTGAGAAGCTCGGCAAGGACGATCGACTCGTCGATCCACAAACCGGGCGCACCGTGGTCGGCGCGGCGGACGGCGGCGACGGCGGCGGCCGCGACACGTCGCCGTACAACCCCGAGACCGTGGGGAACCATCTGCGCGGCGACATCGTGCGCAGCGCGGGCGGCCAGCTCGGGCCGCTCGGCGAGATCATGGGCATTGCCGACCCCGAAGCCCGCCGCTTGGTCGACTTCCAGATCGCCGAGGCGACTGCGATGGAGGGCCGGCTGCGTCAGCACGTCTCGGCCGGGCGCATCGGAACGGGACAGATTTCCCAGGCCGTGCTCGAGGCTACGAGAGGCATCCCGAGCGAGACCGAGCTTGCCAGGCGCGCGGAGACCTGGCGCACACGCGGCTGGGACAAGTCACAGCAGGAAGCGGCTGACTGGCTCGCGATCGAACGGACGAAGGCACAGACTGAGGCCGCTCAGAAGCTCGCCACGGCAGAGCAACACCTGATCGGTGAGGTTGCCCGTCCTGCCTTCACTGAGAAGCCGTCCTGGGCCGGAGAGGTCGTGCAGGGCGTCGATCCGTCGCAACTCGAAGCCGGCTACGAGTACGACGTCGAAATTGACGGCAAACCGGCGACGATCCGCCTCGGGCCGGATGGCCAAGTGTACGAGATCGGCGGCAGCCCGCAGGCTTCAAACAGAACAGGGCGAGGGCGCAATACCTCATCGCGCGCGACCGCGAACCGCATGGCCGGCGACAGTCCTGAAGTCGCCCAGGTCAACGCGACGCTGGCCGATGCCCGCCGCAATTCCCAAGAATTCCTTTACTGAGGGCGATCAATGCCCGTCACGATCCTGAATCGTAGGCCGGTTCCGGCCGAGCCCGCTGCCGATCAAATTGCTACTTCGCCTTCGCTAGAGGGTGTTGGGTCGGCAACGGACTCGACGCCGCGCACGCCGCTCGTCAGCATCAAAGGCCGCCGGCCGATCGGGAGCCCCGAGGAACCGCTCGAGTGGTCGGACTACGGCCGCATGGCGATGTCGACGTTCGCGAGCATGGGTGCCGGCTTGGGATGGATGCTCGAGAAGTTCAGCAAGCGCGCGAGCGAGATTGGAGAGAATATTGCGCCGCGCGATGCCGAAGGGCGGCCGCTGGATCTTCGCGGCAGGCCGATGGAGCTGGGCAAGCCGGTCAAGGGCGAAGAGCTTGGCCGCTGGATACAAGAGCAAGGCCACGAGGCTGCCGATACGTGGATCAGGACCAACCTGGACGCGATCGGCATCACGGAGGAAGGACTCTCGCCAACCGCACGGCGCGCGATGGAAGTTGAGTTTCTGGGCCAGGGCTCCTTCGGCGATAAGTGGAACAAGGCGAAGGTCATGGCGATCGGCTCGCTACCAGCGACGCTCGGCGGGATCGGAGCTGGCGGCGTACTCGCGCGCAGTTTTGCCGCTGCGGGCGCGGGCGCGCGAACCGCTGCAGCAGTCGGCTACGGGTTAGGCGAGGCCGGCGTCGCGGCGCCGATGTCCGGCGCGGAAGTTCAGGGCGAGGTCATGGGCATGACCCATGACGAGCTACTGGAGTCCGCCGACTACCGAGCGGTTTTCGAGTCGCTGTCCGGGCTGGCGCCGGGAGAGCGTTTTCAGAAGTCCAGGGAGATTATTGCGAGCGCCGCGAGCGGCGATGCGGCGGCGCTCACCCTGGTCACGACGTTCATGCTGTCGGCTCCGGCCGGTGCCATGATGACGTCGGCCTTCGGATTGAAGCCGCGGGATCTCGGCCTGATCAAAAGCGCGTTGAAGGGCGGCAGCATAGAAGCGCTGCAGGAGTTCTTTCAGTCCGGCACAGAAGCGATGTCGCAGAACATCGCCATGCGCAACGCCGGATTCGATCGAGACCTTTGGGACAACGTGCTCGAGGAAGCAGTCGGCGGCGCGCTGTCGGGCGCCATGCTCGGCGCCGGTATGGGAGCGGCCTCTCCTGAGCGAGCCGGGCGTACTGACCGAGCTGGACGTACTGACACGGGGTTGCGCGGGGAAGGCGATCGGCTCGGCCCGGACGAGGAAATCCCGCCTATTGTTCAACCGACCCAGCCGGGCGCGCCGCCGCCCGCTGGCGTCCCACAAGGCTCGGTCGATGCCGAGGCCATTCTCGGCGACGAAATCGGCGTGTCGGCTGAAACGCCGGCCGCCGAGCCTTTCGATCCACGGCTCGGTGAAGAGACCTACCGCGGCCTGCTCGAGAGCATGGGCCGTGATCTGACGCCCGGTGGCGGCGTGGCCTACGTTCGAGACGAGCACGACCGCATCACGGGCCGCACGTCGTCAACCAATCCGGCGTGGTTTCAGAACATGCAGCCGCGCATGACGGTGCGCGCGGTCCAAACTGCGATCGATAAAGCGATTGCCGGAGAGCAGCTGACCGGCCGCGAGCAGAGAGCCGTTGGCATCGTGCTCGATGAGATCGACCTGGAAATCGATGCGGAGGTACGCGCCCAGACGCCGGCCGATCGGCGTGACCAAGACCGCCGGCAGGACATCGCTCGCCGGTCCCGCGTGTCGGAAATGACTCCCGAGGAAATGCGGGCAGAGCTACTGACGAGCCAGCTGACAGGACTCAGGAACCGCCGCGCCTACGACGAAGCGGAACGACAGCCGATCCAGGTTGCCATCGACGCTGATTCGCTCAAATGGGTGAACGACTCGCTCGGCCACCAAGCCGGCGATGAAATGCTGCGCGCGATCGGCGATGCGATCGGCAACGCGACGGATCGCGGCTATCACTTGTCGGGTGACGAGTTCGCGATCGAGGGCGCCACGCCTGAAGAAATCGCCGGCATCATGGAGCACATCGAAGAGCGCCTGGCGATGGCCACCATCGAGGCCACATCCCCAGACGGAGAAACGATCACTCTCGAAGGACTTGGGATAAGCTATGGCACTGGCAGCACATTAAATGAAGCAGACCAGCAACTCCGACAGCACAAACAAGAGCGCGAAACCCAAGGGGTCCGCGCGGGCCGCGGTGAGCAGCCTCCAGGCGCGACTCGAAGAAGCCGGCGTGGGGAAGGGCTGGCAGATCAAGATCAAGCTCCCCGCGGCGAAGAAGCCGACCGCATAGCCGACGCCGCGCGCGCTGCGCGCAAGCCAATCATCATCACTGACGCAACCCCGCGTCGCAAAGTAAAGGATGCCGCCGATGGCCAATCGACCCGTGCTAAACCGCCCAAGACCGGAAAAGAAGATTCAGCCGCCGAAGGTGCGCGCGCCGCAGTACGGAGTGAAGAGGCCGCGGTTCAACCCGCGGGCGAGAGGGAAGTAACCGGACCCATACCGCCAGGCGCCATCGGCCGCAACGCCCGCGGCTTGCCGATCTACGAGGACGCGAGCGGCGTGCGCTCCTACGCCGAGAGCGGCGTCCGGGTAAGCGAAACCGTGAGTCTCGTTCCGACTCGCGAGGGTATGCGGACGGGTGTTGATCGCGATGCGCGCAGCGACGACTATCTGACGGAAGAAGAGCGTGGGACTGGAGCTGGGCCGACCGCGACGCCGATAACAACTGCGCCTCAAGGCTTCGAGGTCGATCCGGCGCAAGCGGTAACATCCGCACAAGAACAACAGGTTCGCGGCGGCAAGTATTCAGCCGTTGCCAGACGGCTGTCTCCGTGGAGTTCGGAAAGGGGTTACGGCGACACGCCTGAATCAGCGCAGCGCGATGCGCTTCGTCGAGCTGGCGCATTCGAGAAGCAGAAGCCGAAAGCATCCCCGAACAAAATCTTCACCGAGGACGCCGCGGCCAAGGCGCGCGCGCTCCTGAAATCGAAGCTCGGGACCGCGAGCGCCGGCATCGACCCGGAGATGATGCAGGCGGGCATCACGCTCGCCGGTTATCACATCGAGAAGGGCGCGCGCACGTTCGCGGCGTACTCGAAGGCGATGATCGACGACTTGGGAGACGCCATCCGGCCGTACCTCAAGAGCTGGTACATGGCCGTGAAGTACGATCCGCGCGCGGCCGAGTTCGCCGATGAGATGGACAGCGGCGCCGACGTCGAGAAAGCCGACGTCGCGGCCGCGGCGCTGACTCAGAAAGACATCGACGCCGCCGCGCACGCCGCCGCGACGTCGCCGCAGAACGATCGACCGCAGCCGACGCAGGCGCAGAAGGAAGCGAACGGCGAGGGCAACTACAAGCTCGGCGAGCCCGTGAAGCTCCACGGCGTCACGTGGAAAGTCGAGAATCCGAAGGGCTCGTATCGGTTCAAGTTCGATGAGCAAACGCTGATCGACGTGGCGAAGCAGGCAAAGAGCTACGTCGGGGCGACAGAGCACGAACGAGTCCTCGATCTTCTGCGCGGCGGGCGCATTCCTGAAGCGTTCGAGGCCGCGAAGAGCTTCGAGCGCAATCTCCGCGGAGCTGGCGGTGATCTCGGCAGGACGCGGGCACTGGCCGACCGATTGCGGAAGATGCGCGACGAGTCATGGTTCAACAAGATGCCAGCGCACTACGCGCGCGGCGACGTCGAGGGTGCGGACGGCGACAAGCTCGATGCGTTCTTGGGTCCGCGCGCGAGTGACGAAACGCTGCCCGTGTACGTCATCGACACGAACAAGCTCAGTGACGGCAAGACGTTCGACGAGCACAAGGTCATGATCGGCTTCGAGTCGGCACAGGCTGCGCTTGAGGCGTTCGCCAGCTCTTACAGCGACAACATTTCCGCTCGAATTTTCAGTGGCATCATGCCGATGGAGCCGGCCAAGTTCGCCGCGTGGGCACAGAGCGAGAGCAAGAAGCCGGTTACGGGAAAGTCTGATGACGTCGCCATTACCACGATCCGCATCGGTTTGCGGGACCGCACGATTTCGGAAAGCACGTCGAGTGAGCCGCGAGAGACTAAGCCCGTCGCTGATTTCGCTGCCGCGCGCGCGCGGCGAGAGCCGACCAAACATGAATTGATTGAGATGGGTCGGGCTCATGCGGAAGAGACTGGAGATGGCGATCTTTCGGATGCTGAGCTGGAAGAGATCGGCAGCGAATTATGGGCTTTGGTAGGCGGCGAAATTGACATCAATGAAGTCGCCCCACTCCGTCCAGGCGCTGGCAGCATGGGCATCACTGATTTTGAATCGGCGCGCGCCGAGCGAGATGCATCCGAAGTCGTGAAGCTCGGCCGTATGTTCGCGCGCCTCTTTGCGAGCGGCGACGGATTCGGGTCGATCATTCAAGCGCGCCGCGCCGCGGCCGAAGTGCTCGGCCGCAATGTGAAGTCTGGCACGGCCGATGCGAAGATGGTTGATGAGGCGATCGAGCTGGGCGCCACGATGCGCGCGCGCGAGATCGTGATGGCCGGCGGCACGCCGCGTGTGATCTACGGGAAGCTCGTGGCGCTGTATGCGCAGATGCCTCGCTTGGGCACGCGCACGAGCACGAGCGTCGCCGAGCAGGCGTACTCGACTCCGGTGCCGTTGGCCTATCTCGCTGCGCAAGCCGCTGGCATTACGTCAAATTCGACGGTCTACGAACCGTCCGCCGGCAACGGCGCGCTGCTCATGACTGCCGTCCAGGCGGCCGACGCCGGTATGGTCAAGGCAAACGAGCTGAACGCCGACCGGGCCGCGAATCTGCGCGCGACGATGCCATTTGTCGACGTCACAGAGAACGACGCCGCACGCTGGAAGCCACGCGGCACCTTCGATGTGGTCATAGGTAATCCGCCATTTGGCGTCGTGAAAAACGAGCGCGGCCAGACCGAGCGCTTCCAGGTCGACGACGAATACAGCACGGGCGAGATCGATCACGCCATCTCGATGAAGGCGCTCGACGTCATGAGAGACGACGGCTCCGGCGTCCTGATCGTCGGCTCGATCAACAAGCTCGCCCGGAGCGAAGAGGCGCGATCGGATGCCTACAACTCCAAGGCCAAGCGGGAGTTCTATCTCAAGCTCTATGCGCAGTACAATGTCGTCGACCACTTCACGGTGGCCGGCGAGCTGTACGAAAAGCAGGGCGCCGGATGGCCGATTGACGTGATCGTGATCCGCGGGCGCGGCAAATCATCCATGCCGCTCCCCGCGGTGCAGCCGCCAAGGCTCTATGAGTCCTGGGAATCGTTAGCGGAGAAACTCGATGCTCAATACGAAAGCGCTCCTGTCGGCCTACGGCCGCCGGTTCGAGAGCGTGATTCGATCGAGCAGCGACCCGCAGACCGCGATGAACGAGATCGCGGCCGAAGCGGAGAAGCGCGGCCTGATCGACAGCGCGAGCAGCCCGCGCCGGTCGAACCCGCAGCAATTCGTGACCGACCTTTGGAGCGAGAACCCGGCGATACTCGACCGGCTGAACCTGAGCCGCGAAAGCCTGCCGAAGCCGAGCGCGGTGACGACGCTGAACGACGTCCTCGACGTGTTGCGGTAACTGCCGCCGAAGGCGAATCACTTCTCCAAGTCCCGTACCGCCCGGCGAGCACTGCGCCGTCGATGGGTACGCTCGTGCCCGTCAACATGCAGACGGCGATGGAGGATGCGCTTGAGTCGCTGAAGCGCCGCGTCGGCAGCATCGAGCAATTCGTCGCCGATCGCCTCGACTACAAGCCCGACGAACTGAGCGAGTATTTCGGCGCCGAGCAAGTCGACGCGCTGGCGCTCGGTCTCGATAACCTCGAGCGCGGTGCCGGATTCATCGTCGGCGATCAAACTGGCGTTGGTAAGGGCCGAGTTGTGGCCGGCGTGATCCGCTATGCGATCCGCGCGAAGCGCACGCCGATCTTCGTTACCGAGAAGCCGAACCTCTACGGCGATATGTACCGTGACCTCACGGACATCGGCATTCAGAAGATGCTTGGCAGGGAAGTCAATATTCTGATGACCAATTCCGCTCAGGCGGTGCCGCTCGACGAAGAAGGCAAATACACGCTGAAATCAGGCGGCGCTCAAGAGCACAACAGGCTGCTCGACGAAATTGCAGAGTCCGGCACGCTTGGCCAATACGATGTGGTTTTCACAACGTACTCGCAGATGCAGACGTTGAAGGGCGATGTCACGCCGCGCATGCGCTTTCTCGAGACGATGGCCAATGGCGGCATCGTGATGTTCGACGAAAGCCACAATGCTGGCGGATCTGTGAAGCAGATGGAGGGCAAGAAGCCGATCGTCAACCGATCGACATTCGCCCGGCAGCTCGCGCAAATCGCGCATGGCGTGTTCTATAGCTCGGCTACCTACGCGAAGCGCCCGGATGTGATGGACTTATACGCGAGCACCGACATGCGACTCGCCGTATCGGACATCTCGAATCTTGCCGAAGCGATCCAGAAGGGCGGCGTGCCGATGCAGCAAGTCGTTGCGTCGATGCTCGCGGGCGCCGGTCAGTACATGCGCCGCGAGCGGTCGTTCGACGGCATCGTGTACAACGCGACAACCGTCAACGTCTCGCGCAAGTCTTACGCCGACTACAGCCGCGCGCTCGCGATGATTCAGGAGTTCAGCGAGAAATTCGTCCCGGCTGCCACCAAGCGCATCGACAGGGAGCTGAAATCAGAGGGCAAGTCGATCACCGGAGACGGATCGACCGGCGGTGCTGGCGCGGCGTCGACCAACTTCACGGCGATCATGCACAACCTGATCGACCAAATGCTGTTGTCGATCACGTCTGACGCGGCTGCAACGCAGGCGATCGAGGCTTTGAAGAAAGGCGAAAAGCCCGTCATCACGGTCTCGAACACGATGGGCGCGTTCATCGAAGAATTCGTTGAAGGGCTCAACATCAACCAGGGCGACAAGATCGCGATCGACTTCAACGCGCTGCTTAACCGCTACCTCGAGCGCACGCGCTGGATCACGCTGCGCAAGCCATTCCAGAAGGGCAAAGGCGAGCGCAAATACCTGACCGACGACGAGATCGGGCCGATCGGTGTGGGCATCTACGAAAGCACGCGCGAGATCATTCGCAACATGGACTTCAGCGCGCTGCCGGTCTCGCCGATCGACCATATCCGCAATCGGCTCTCCGAGGCCGGCTATAAGGTCGGCGAGATCACGGGGCGGCAGCACACGCTCGACTACGGCAAGGGCGGGCCGTTCTATCGCGTGCGTTCATCGCGCGAGACCAGCATCCGCGGCCGCCGCGAGACGATCTCAGGGTTCAACCGCGGCGACCTCGACGCGATGATCATCAACCAGGCCGGCAGCACGGGCCTGTCTCTGCATGCGAGCGAGAAGTTCAAGGATCAGCGCAAGCGCCGAATGATCATTGCTCAGGCCGAGAAGAACATCGATACGCACATGCAGATGCTTGGCCGCATCAACCGCACGGGACAGGTCGTGCTCCCCGAGTACGATCAGCTCGTGGCCGACGTGCCGGCGGTGAAGCGCCCGGCAGCTGTGCTATCGAAGAAGATGGCGAGCTTGAACGCCAACACCACGGCGAGCCGCGGCCACGCGCTCAAGGCCGAGAACGTGCCGGACTTCATGAACGAGTACGGCGACATCATCGCGGCCCGTCTCATGGCCGACAATTACGAGATCCACAAGAAGCTCGGGAAGCCGCTGGGCGAGCCTGACGAAGATGGCTTCGATTATCTCGATGCCGCGCGGAAGGTCACGGGCAGAATTCCGTTGCTGCCGATCGAAGAGCAGGAGCATATCTATGAACTGCTCGAGACCGAGTACGAAGATTTGCTTCGCCAGAAAGAGGCCGCTGGCGAGTCTGTGCTCGAGGCCCGGACGCTCGCGCTCGATGCGCGCGTAACCGACCGCAAGCAAGTCATCGCGCCGCAGGGCATCGACAGCCCGTTCGCCGATGGCGTCTACGTCGAGAAGGCCGATGTGAAGCGGTTGGGCAAACCGCACAAGACGGAGGAAGTACTCGCGTTCATTGCCGAAGAGCTTGGCATCGAGCCTTCGAGACTTTCAGCCGATGACATGGGTCCGGCGTTGCTGCGCGGCCGCGCCGCCGCCTCAGAAACCGTCGCTCGAGTCGAAGGTCTCGTGCGGGAGTACCGTCGAGAAATCGTCGACGATCTCGAAACGCCGGAAGCGCGCGACAACGCCAATGCCAGAATAGACGGGCAAGTCAGCCGCTTCCGCGATCTGATGTCCGTGGCGTTCGTTGGCCAGTCTGTGCGCATTCAGACGAACGCCGGCAACTACTACGGCGTCGTCATCAAGGTCGAGCAGAAGGGCGAGCCGAAAAACCCGGTTGCGCTCGGATCGTGGAAAGTCACGCTCGCGATGGCCGATTCGTCGCGGCGTCAGACGATCCCGATGAGCCAGCTCGACGTCGCGCAGACGGTCGGCGATCTCTCGATGACGCGCAGCGCGATCATGCCGGAGAAGCACATCCTCGGCGACGTCACAGTGATCCGCGCGTTCGATGAGCTGCAAGCCGAGGCACGCGAAGAGCGGACGCTCGTCACGGGGAACCTACTTGCCGGCTTCGAGCACGTCGGCGGCCGCGGCTCGATCATCAACTTCACCGATGCCGATGGCGGCGTGCGCCAGGGCATCATCATGCCGCGCGGCTATAACTACGATAAGGCGCAGGCCGATATGCCGGTCGCGCTGCGTAGAGCCGATCAGGTCGTCGAATTCGTGCGGACTGGCCACGAAGCGCACTCGAGCGACAACGCCGTCTTGATCAAACAGAACGGCGATGGGCTGCGTATCGAGGTCTTGTCCGCAAAGAGCGGCGGCGGCCGGTACTACCTGAATCGCGCGGTGCTGAACGCGATCGGCCAGGATTTCGTGAGCGTCGGAAACCGAATGCGCGCGGACATCTCCGAAGTGCAGGCCGCGACCGTCATCGACGCACTGAAGCGTGCCGGCGCTGCATTCCAGGCGATTGAAAACTTGAAGGCCGCGCGCGAGATCGCCGGTCGCGATGGAGGATCTTCTGCCGAGCCAAGGCCCGATAGGGCCGACTCTGACATCGACATGGATGCAGAGCCGATCATCGGCTCGGCTGCCGAGAAGGGCAAAGGCATCGGTGTCAAGGCCGCGCGGGCGTTTGTAGAACGGTTCACGGCTCGCTGGGAAAACATACCGGCCAGGCTGATCGTCACGACGCGCGCCGAGATGCTCGGCATGCCAGAAGACTTGAAACAGAGTCTCGATCGCCGTGATCCGCGGCGCACGGCGCGCGGGCTGCATGTTCAAGAGCGCAATGCCGTGTGGATCTTCGCCGATAACATCACGAGCAAGCGGCAGCTCACGCAGACGGTCGTGCACGAGATCCTGGGGCACTACGCGGCCTATCAGTATTTCGGCTCGAACTACCGAATGGTCGCCGACTTCATGCTGCGGACGTTCCCGAAGATGGCCGTCGAGCTGGCGCAGTCGTATCGGGCGGACATGCGAACCAACGCCGGCCGCAACATCGTCGGAAACGAGATCGTCGCGTGGATCGCGACCGAGATGGAGGCTGGCACCGCGAGTCAGCGCATGAAGAACGCCTTCGGGCGCTTCGTGCTTGCGCTGAACCGCATGCTGCAGTCGATCTTCGGCGCGTCGTTCAGTCTGACGACGCTCGAGGCTCGCGATCTGATCCGGCAGGCGTCGCGCTACGCTAAGACCGGCGCTGGCGCTCCGGTGCACACAGCAATGAGCCAAGCCGACGCGACCGCGAATCTGATGGTTGCGTACCACGGCTCGCGGCATCGGTTCGGCAATTTCAGGCTCGACAAGATTGGCGATGGCGAGGGCGTTCAGGCGTTCGGGTGGGGACTCTACTTCGCCGAGATGAAGGCGGTTGCCACTGAGTACCAAACCGCCGGCAAGGCGGCCCGTGGCGAGCAGGAGTACGAGAGCGTCACGTACAAGGGGCGGGTATACAGCTTCGGCGAGCCGCGCGCGATGGCGCTCCACATGGCCAAGAAGATCGGGCGCGGGAAGGCCGCGGCGAATCTTGAGAAATACGCCGCGCGCGCAGAACGCTCAGGCAGGAGCGACGCCGCGCGCGAGATGCGCGACGAGGCCAAGCTATTGAAGAACGTCGACCCAACAGACATCCAGGTCAACGGCGAGGGCCACGTTTACGAGGTCGAGATCCCGGACGAGGCTGTCGATCGAATGCTGAATTGGGACGCAAAGCTGCCGGCGGCGCTTCGCGAACGACTGCGCGCGCTGGCCAAGTCATACGATCAGGCCCATTCGGCCGGCCTGAAAGACGCACTCGAGGCGCCCAACACAACCGGCGGCGGAATGTACGGGGCGCTCGTGGTCGCGACGGGCGACCCGAGCAGTCGCGCGGCGTCGATGGCGCTCGAGGCGCTCGGTATTCCCGGCATCCAATATCGAGACTCCGGTTCGCGCTCCAATAAAGCCGAGCGCACCACGCGCAACTTCGTCGTGTTCAATGACGAGCTGATCACGGTCAAGAAGATCGACGACAGCGCTATCACGGCTGTCGAAAATGACGCGATCCATGCGCAGACCATGCAAGCGAGTCGCGACGTGGACATGCTCACCGATCCGGCCAGCGACGCAGAGCTTAACTTGATGGCCGGCGAAGAAGCCGTGAAGCGCAGCAAGAGCTTCATGGCCTCGGTCGGCCGCGGCGTGCTCGTCGGCGCCGATGGATTGCTGCAAAAGAGCGGCAAGGGTCAGCCGCTAGATCGTCTGTTCCGTGCCCCGTTCGCGATCTTCGGCGCGACCAACGAGCTGGGCGTGTTCAAGGTCCATCAACCCTACAAGACATTCGCGAATAACGCCGTGTCGAACGCGCGCGCGATGATGCAGACGCCGCGGTTTCGCTGGCTGCGCCACACGGCCGGCATGGTGCATCGCGACATGGTTCAGAAGTACGGCATCGACGACAAGTTCACGCACGCAATGGAGACCGCCAAGCGCGGCCTGATCGATCGCTACGGGCTCGCCAAGGAGTACGTCGAGCGGGACATCAAGCGCCAGGCTGACGAGCGCGGGATGCTTATGGAAGGCCGGGACGTGCTGACGGATCTCATGAACCAAGGGGTAGGCAGCAAGGAAGCTGAGACGATGCACCGCATGCTGACCGGCGGAGAGGTCACGGACTCGCACATGGCCGGGCTCGCCGTGCCGATCCGCGCGGCGATCGACGCGATGGGCGCCGAAGCCGTGGAGCTGGGATTGATCTCGGCTGAGAGCTACGAGCGCAACCGCGGCGCGTATCTGCATCGCTCGTACAAGCATCACGAGGCCAATCGCACGTCGCTCGCGAAGTTCGCCAGCGACGTGATGACGCAGCGCCGCCGCCGCATCATCGGCAACCAGTTCAAGGGTCGCGGAATCTTCCTGAAGAAGAGCATGGACCGCGTTCTGAGCGACGCTCCCGAGGATTGGTGGGGGCGGAAAAAGCATAAGGGGCGTCCCGATACGGCGCTGCTCGGATCGAAGTTCCGCGTGTTCGATCGCGTAAGCGCGCCCGGTGCAGGCACGTCAGACGCCGAAGGCATCGTGCCAAAGACCATCAAAGAGCGCGTGCTTCAGCGCATCTATTGGCCGGCCGACCTTGCCGTCCCGGCGAAGTTCGCGGCGCTCGAGAACCGCGGGATCTTTCAGGTTCGCGACGTCGGCAGTGGTAATTTGGTGCTGTGGCGCGACTTCACGGCCGAAGAACGCGAGCAGATGGGCGAGATCGTCGATGCGCGCTACGCCATTGCGAAAACCTATCAGCAGATGGCGCATGACTTGGCATCCGGGCGCTTTTTCCACGACATCGCATCGAATCCTGAGTGGTCAAGCAAGACGGACCCGACTGGCGACAGCCCGAACGCCGAAGAGAGCCGGCTCAGGATGTACGCCGATGCCGATTGGGTCCGCGTGCCCGAGACGAAGATCGAGAAATCGAACACCTATCGCTACGGCGCGCTCGCCGGCATGTACGTGCGGTCGGAGATTTGGCGCGACATGGTGGAGATCGGCCGGATGCAGAAGGCCGGGTTCTGGCGCGAAGTCATGAAGCAGTGGAAGCTAAATAAAACTGCCCGCAATCCCGTCGTGCACTTCAATAACATCATGAGCAACATCTTGCTCATGGACATGGCCGACGTGCGGCTGCGTGACTTCGTTGGCGGCCTACGATCGTTCATAGAAAAGGACGAGCACTATAAAGCAGCCTTGCAGCACGGCGCTTTCGGCGCCGACGTCATTTCGCAAGAGATCCGCGACAACGTGCTGAAGCCGATCCTCGCAGAGATCGAGGGCCAGAACCTAGCCGAGTCGCGCACGGGCCTCTGGGGAGTCATGACGCGCGTGCTGAGCATGATCAAGAATGCCGACCAGAAGAGTCTCGATCTCTATCGGCTCGAGGACGAGATATTTCGTATGGCGACCTACATGCGAAAGGTGAGCTTGGGAATGACGCCGGACAGAGCAGCCATCGCCGCGCGCGACCAATTTCTGAACTACGACATCCGTGCGCCGTGGATCAACGCGCTGCGCGAAACCGTGCTGCCGTTCATCGCGTATACCTACCGAGCCGTGCCGGTCGTGGCCGAGTCCATTGCCGATCGGCCGTGGAAACTCGCGAAGTATTTCACGGTCGCGTACCTGCTCAACACGCTCGGCTATTTGATCGCTGGCGATCTCGACGACGAGGATGAAGAGCGCGCGACGCTTCGCGATGAAGAGCGCGGGCGTAGCTGGGTCGGGGTCTACCGCATGCTGCGCACGCCGTTCAACGATGCCTGGGGGAATCCTATTTTTCTCGACACGCGGCGGTATATCCCGGCCGGCGACATCTTCGACTTTAATCAGGGCTCGAGCGCGCTGCCGATCCCGGCGCCGTTCCAATTCGGCGGCCCGCTGATGATCGCTGCCGAGTACATGCTCAATAAGCAGGGCTTCACTGGCGACGAAATCACCAATGACCTGACGGACTCTGGGGGCGAGAAGGCCGCCAAGGTGGCGAATTTCCTTTGGAAGTCGGCCGCGCCGTCCGCTCCGTGGGTTCCTGGGAGCTGGTACTTCAGCAAGATCATGTCGGCCTGGACCGGCGAGCTGGACCCGATGATGCGGGAGTACAGTGTGCCGCTTGCGATCAGCAGCTCGATCGGGCTCAAGCTCAAACCGCACGACGTTGCGCTGAATCGGCAGTATGCTATGAACCGGCTCGATACCGTGGAGCGGGCGCTGAACACGCAGCTCAACGCGCTCGCACGAGACTACACGCGGCGCCGGATCGACCTCGAGTTCTATATGTCAGAGGTCGAAACGATCAACAGGAAGCGGCTCAAGGTTGCGGAGGAACGTCGCAAGTTGGCACCACAATGAAGATCGGGGCATCAATGGACGGCTTCACTCGTGCGGTCACAGACCGTCTGCGTGGCGTCAAGAGGCAGCTCCCGGAGACGCCGACGCTGCGTGTGAACGCGAACCTCGACACCGGCAAGGTGGTTTTCGAGCTGCAGCAAGCGACCGGCGGTTTGATACTGCCGCTTGAGCTGGCCGAGCGGCTGTCCAAGAGCTTCGACAAGGCTGGGATGGCGGTCCTCGCCCGCGCGCGCCTGCGCGTGCTCACCGTGCCGCCCGGCGTAGACCATCTACCCATGAAGGTCGACGTCACCCAGCAGCGCAAGGTTCAGCTTGAATTCAAGGAGCACACCAGCGCGATCGAGATGGAAGCCTCTGAGGCGATCCAGGTTGCCGAAGTCATCCGCCGGGCCGTGCGGTTTATCACCAAGCTCGAGCGCAAAGGGAGAACGATGCCATGACCATGAGCGATGTTGCAGTACCGATGGACAGCGTGCCGGAATCGCGCGCCGGCCGAAAGCGTGCCTTGCCCCGCCTCGAGCGGCTGATCGGAGACATGCACATCCGCATCGCGCGTCGCCGGCAGCACGTGACGGAGCTTGAGTCTTCGATCCAGGACGATATCGCGCGCGTGACGCATCTGGAAATGGAGCACGATGAACTGATGCAGGAGACTCCGTAATGGCCATCTCTGCCGGGACGATCAACTGGTACTACTCGGCGCTCCACTACCTGTGGACCGGCCGCATTGATGTCGATAGCGACACGTTCGTCATGGGCCTGTCGACGTCGAGCTACACGCCAAATCAGAGCTTGCATTCGCTGCTCGCGCACATCACGAACGAGCTGTCTGGTAACGGCTATGCGCGGCAAACCCTGACGGGCGTTGCCGTCGCTCCTGATGGATCGCCGTGGACGGCGACGCAAGCGTTCCAGTGCGACGATCCAGAATTCGAGGCGGACGGCGGCAATCTCGTCGCGCGGTGGTGGTGGATATACGACGACACGCCGACGTCGCCGGCCGACCCACTGCTCTGCTATGGACTGCTCGACGAAACCCCTGCCGACGTGACCACGCTCGACGGGAACCTGCTCACGTTCGAGATCAACGCCGCCGGCCTGCTCGAGCTGGAAGCGCCGGAGGTCTAGGTGATCTCCAGGTGAACACAGTTCGGCTCCCTGTCGCGTCCCTGAGCGCTCAGGGGATCGCGCCGACGCTCCACGCCGCGGAGGGCAACCGGGTAGACTTGCCCGTCGCTCTCGCCGTCGTGGGCGGCGTGGTGCCGTCTGTAGAGGCTGGGCAGGTAAAGCTCACCTACAAGGGCCGGCTCGGGATCAAGACGACGTTTCGATCTTCGTTGGGGCAGTGACATGCCGCTAGAGCGGAAGCTCAGCGTTTTAGTCCGCGGTCATGATTCGATCGTCGAGATATTGCTGCTCGAGGACGGCATTCCCGTCGACAGCACCGGAGTAGAGCGTTGCGAGATTGTTTTCAAGCGGCCCGGCTCAGCCGATGTCACGATCTCGAGCGCTGACAGCGGACAGGGAAGCTGGTTCGACTTCGAGTATCCGCTCATCATCAACGGCGAAGCTCGTACCGTCATTCGGGCGAACTTCCGCGACTTGAGCGATCCGCCGGCCAACGGTCGCTGGCAGTGCCACGTTTTTATCTGGGACTTGGAGCATATCAGCGGCCGGCTCTGGGGATATTACGACGTCGAGATCCGCGGCGATCCCGTGCTGATTCTCACGTCGCATCCATACTCTCTCGAGCTTCTCGAAGGGCTCGACATCGGTGGCGTGGTCCTGCCAGGAGCCTTTTGGCCTGTGTTGCTCGAAGGGCTCGACATCGGTGGTATGGTCTTATCGGGCGGCGCGCTTGCTCAGCCGCTCTTGAGTTACGATCACTACGAGCCCGAAGCGCTGGATATCGGCGGCATGGTTCTATCTGGCGGCGCGCTGCGGGTCGCGCTCTTGAGTTACGATCACTACGAGCCAGAAGTGCTTGAGATCGACGGCGAGATATTGGATGGCGGCGCGCTGCGGGTCGCGCTCTTTACATACGCCTTTGAACCAGAAGCGCTCGACATTACCGGACAGATTCTTTCAGGAGGCAGCTTGACATGACCGACACGCCGCGCATTTTGGTACCTAGGGTCAAGATCATCGAGCCAAGGAGTGCGCTCGTACTTAGGACCGGCGTGAAAGGCCGGTTCAAACTGCGTGCATTTACTAAATACGGCCGCAGCCGAGAGACGCCGTGGATCGATAATCTGATACTCAACGCTCTACTCGATCGAATCGGCGTGGGCGGTACAACGCACATCGGATGCGCGGTGGGCACTTCAAATACAGCCCCGAGCGTTGAGCAGACGGCCCTTGTCGCGCAGATTGCGACCTCATCGAGCATTGAGAGCAGTAACCTGGAGACGTTCAGCGATCCGCCCTACGGCTGCGCAAAGACTTGGGTTTATCGGTTCAACGAGGGTGTGGCTGAAGGCAACCTTGCGGAGCTGGGTGTGGGTCTATGGACAGGCTCATTGCTTGGCAGTCGTGAGCTGATCCGCGACGAAATGGGTTCGCCGACCGTGTTTCCGGTCGCGTCCGACGAGTTCTTGGACGTCACCTATCAGCTCATCTGCTATGCGCCGAGTGTCGACTTTGAAGATGAAATCGACATCGACATCGGCGGGGTGCCGACCGCGCATGCCATCGTCATGCGAGCTTCTAACGTGACGAATAGTGCTGAGATTGGTTGGCGGCTGGTATCAGGTGTCGGCGGCGAAGTCGCATCATCATTTAGCGGCGGAGGCAGCAGCTCTCTTGCCGGCAATCATGTCGCGTACAACGGAGCGATCGGAGCAGTCACCGAATCACCAGCAGGCGGCTCTGCCAACATGGGCGGGACCGTTAACTCCGCATACAGCAACGGCACGTATCGACGGGACTACAGTCTGCTAGCTGGCCTTGGCGAAGGAAACGTCACCATCAGCGCGATCCGGACGCGCATGTGCACTACAGCGCCGGCCGGGATGAGCTTCCAGGTCTCGTTCGATCCGCCGATTGCGAAGGACGGCACCAAGGTTTTAGCACTGCCGTTCAGGCATGCGTGGATGCGCGCCTGAGCAGGAAAGATATGCTTCCCCAGAACACTCTATCGACCGAGCCTTACCCAAACGAATTCCTACTGCCGCGGAATCGTTTCCGGGCGAGACTCGTCGACTACGATCACGGAGGCATCGCGCTCAACGATCCTTCTCAGGGTCTCCGCGTCAAGATATGGCGCTGCCGATGGGAGCTGGGCGACTTCATCGTCGATGCTCCTGACGTTGCATCAACGGTGATTCATTCGGCCTCGAGCGTCTACGAGCTTGGCTTCACATTCGACCAAAATATGCAGTGGTTTCTGGTATGGGTAACGAACATCGGCGAAGCGTTCTATCGCTGGTTCGACCCGACTGTCCCAGGTCTCGTGACGGTGCCGCTGGATCTGGGCACGATCACGCCCCGCTGCGCGCTCGACGACAAGCGAGAGGTCGCCGGCACCGAAGCTGGCGCATCCGACATCATCCTCACGTACATGCGCGAGGACGCGCTCTACTACCGGCAGCAGCGGGAGAGATTTCTCACCGAGAGAGAGCTGGCATCCGGTGTTATTACGGTACGCGGCACGGAATACGATCTCGCTGACCAGCAGCTCTACAATGTCGGCATGAACCGCTTCTTGCGGTTCCAGTGGCGGTTCGCGCGGCGACAGCCGCAGCCTGGCCGGCCCGTTCCGACGTTGGTCGCCATTGATCCGTCTGTCGTCGCGCTAGGCAGCGATGGCTTTATGCTCGAGGTATTTGGGACCGGCTTCTTTGCCGATTCTGTCGTACGGCTGGATGACGTTGATCTCGATACGACGTTCGTCTCTGGTGAAGAGCTTGCCGCGGCCGTACCGCCTGAAGCGCTCGAGGACATCGCGATCCGTGCTGTGCGGGTATTCACGCCAACGCCAGGCGGCGGGCTTTCCGACGCGCTGCCGCTCATGATTGTGGTCGGCAATCCCGTGCCCGTGATCACATCGATCGACCCGGATGAGATTGAAGAGGGTGGAGAATCCTTCACGCTCACCGTCACCGGCACGGGCTTCATTGAGGACTCCGAAGTCGAGCTTGACGGAGAGCCTCTTTCGGCCACCTATATTTCTTCGACCGAGCTGGAAGCGACCGTGCCGGACACGGCGATTACTGCTCCTGCTACGATTGAGGTCACTGTGGTCAGCCCAGGTCCAGGCGGTGGCACGTCAGGGGTGCTCACATTAACCGTCACGGCGGCGCCTGAACCGGACGAGAATCTTTGGTTCGAGATCGACGCCGAGTGGGCACTTGTGCCAACGACGCACGTTTTACAGGAATTTCCTTTCAGCTCGATCGCGCCGACTTGGGCAGAGATCGAGTACGTATAAGCAGGAGCATCTTCAATGAGCGCGACATTGACGTGGCACGTGAGTGGCCTTGGCACGAAAACAGGGACAACCAACGTGACCTTTTTGACCGACTTAGCGGCGCTCGTGGCGTCGAATTCTGGGGATGCGGACTTTAAATGGGAAGTCGCGTCGCTGAACGACTCATCGACGCCTATGTATCTGGTGCTCAAGCGTAAGGACGCATCTGCGGGCCGGATACTTTTCGTGGTATGGACCTCTAGCCCGGCCGCGAACAACGCAGCGATCCTTGACCAATCGCCGACGACTAACAACATTTACGGCGCGTGGTTTCCGGCGGGCAACGTCGACACGCCATCGAACCTGGCGGCGGCGAGTGGCACGATCCTGGGCGATGACACGGGCTGTACGAAGGTCGCGTCAGGCATCGCTGCGGGGTCTTTTTACCCCGCGAGCTTCGTACCCTATTATTTCGACAGTGAAGAGGCTTTAGTCGTGTGCACACAGAACCCTGCAGGGGTTCCTTGCTGCGTATACGGATTCGGCGATCTAGTCGTGGACGAGATCGATGATGTTTATGGGGCTGTCTTTGCGGACACTAATTTTGCCTCATTTGGATCAAACACCGGAACCGGGTGTTTGTTGTTTACTACCGTTGTGCAGACGCCTGGAGCCGCGAATCAGGCTTGCCTGCGAACGCGGTACGATGGCACTGAGCGGCCTTGGTTCATCGCGTTCAGGCCGAGCGGGGTTTGGGCAAATCAGGTGGTCGGAGTCAACGACGTACTGACCGACACGTCGGAGGCAAAGGCATGGTTCATCGCGCCGCAGCTGATGGCACAAGGGAAGAAGGGCGGCGGTTTTCCGATCAAGCTCCGGCAGATCGCTTGGGGGCCAGGGACTACTGCTGCTCTTGAGGTCTACAACACTGTTACGCTTACGCCGGCCGCGATCCAGATGAACGCCTTAACGGGCGGCGGCAGCGGCCGCGCGTGGGCGGTCAACTTCAAGCTCTGAAATAGGGTGTAGCCATGCTAAGCATCATCGTCCGAGGAAGAGACTCGATCATCGAGCTTGCGCTGCTCGAGAACGACGTGCTCGTGCCGAGCACCGGAGTTGAGCGATGCGACCTTGTGCTGAAGCGCTCCGGCATGGTGGATCAGACAGTATCGAGCATCGGTGTAGGTCAGGAGGATTGGTTCGATCTGCAATATCCCGCCGTGTTCGGCGGTCGGCAAACGACAGTTGTGCGCGTGAATCTTGCTGGCATCGATGATCCGCCGCCGGACGGCCGATGTGAAGGGCATGTGTTCCTGTGGGACCAGGAGCACACAAACGGGCGGTTCTGGGGAACGATCAATCTTGAGATTCGGGCGACGCCGCCGGAGGCTTAGCGCGTTCCGCCGCTGGGGTCTCCATCTTGAGCTTGCGGCCCTCGAATTCGGCTTCGAGATGCTCTTCCACGGTCATGTAGGCGTTGCAGTCGTCGCACGAGTGCAGAACTTCGCCGGTCGACGTGGATGTCCCGCCTTTGCCGTCGTGCTCTTCGATGACGGTGAAGATCGTCCGCCAGCGATCAGGCGGATCGCCGCTGTTCGACACGCTCGCGCCGTCGCCAGCGCCCCATTGATCGATGTCCTCGACCTTGCCGCAACAGTTACACTTGAATTGCATCGTCATAGCTCCTTGCTCCGTGCATTCTTCCGCACGGCCCTGGTCGCAACCCACATCGCAACACAGTACCCGGCTGCGAATGCCGGGAATAGCCAAATCGGGTGGATCATGTGCCTTCCCGAGGCAGTTGCTCTCGCCGGTAGAATCGAGAGAACGCCGCGGCGTGCTGCCAGCATCGATGATAGGTCCGCCCGGTGTCTATGTTAATGAGCCGAACGGTGACATTCAGTTTGCAGGTCCGCGTCGCGTCGCTATAGCTATTACCGAGCACCTTGCTGCACTTCTGTCGCATGATCTATTCGCCCTCCGAAAGCGCAGTTCTTACGATATTTTGCCGTTTTCGATCCAATAGGCGTCGACGGCACCGAGCGCGCTCAGGTCCGGCCGTTGCTTCAACGTCGCCATCACGAACACCGATAGCCCTTCTCGCGTCGGCACGTAGTCGTTTAGCCACTGCATGAACTGCCCGCGATCTGGCAGGCGCAGCACGTCGAGCCGATCGAAGATCAGCAAGTCGAAGCCGGACAGCTCCGAGACGAGGATCTGAAGCATCGCGTCGACGCGCCACATCGCCGATTCCGAAAGCATGTTGTAGCCGTAGCCGTCCGCGCGAACGATGCGCATGTCGCCGTGGATCGTTGGCGGCGTCCAGCCGAGTGTCAGACCGATCTCCATGAGCCGCTCGTTCAGTGGCGTCAGCGCCGCGGCGATCAGCTCGGACGCAACGCCATCTGCGTCGTCACTGAGCAGCGTGGCTATCCGGTCGTGCGTCAGCGCCTTGCGGTGCAGCTCGTCGGCTCGTACGGATTTCTGTTTGGCGCGCTCGCTCGTCGTGATCTGATCGACCAGCACTGCCTTGTCTTCAGTCAGCCCTTTGGCGGCCGTCTCGTATTCTACGGTGATCAGCTTGGTGGTCTCTCTGCGGGACTCGATGACGGCGTTGATCTTGCCATCGAATTCCGCGGCGATCTCTTTACGCTTCAGCTGCGCGATCGACAGCATGTTGGAGAGGCGCGGCTTGTCTATGTTGTCAGACTGATGCAGCTCGCCATCCTGGTACGAGACGATGCCGCCGCAGTGCGGGCACGCGAGCGGGGTGGGCCTCGCAAGTTGCTGCTCGTAGTTCTGGATGTTGGCGAGCACGGGCTCGAGCGCGGATTGCTTGGCGCTGCTCAGCTCGGCCGATTGCGCGTCGATGTTGGCAAAATGCGCCTCGAGCCTCGTGTCCCTGTCCGCCTTCAGCTCGGCGAGCTGCGCGTCGATGTCGGCGAGCGACTTGGCGGCCGTCTCGGACGAGATGGCGGGGTCGGCCGGCTTCCATCCCTCGGCCTTCTGGGAGCCGTAGGCTTCGCCCGTAACCTCGCGCCAGGCGCCGCGTGCGTCGCTCACTTCGCGTTTCGCCTGCTCGCGCGCCGGTTGCAGCCCCCCCTTCAGAAGCGGCCTGAGCTTCGTTACAGCGGCCGGGTCGACGCCCTTGTCGATGAGCTTCGCCGCGATCGTATCGACTGATAGGTCTACTTTGGCCAGTCGCATGATGATCTGCCGGCGCTCTCTCTCGTCCAGCTTGGGCAGCGTCGACGCCTGCATGCACACGGCCGCCGACTCCGAATCGGCCGGCAGGAGTCCGCCGTCGCCCTGCAGCTTGCCGTCGCGGATGTACCGCCGCATGGTCATCTTGCCCGACTCGATCGTCACACTGCCGTTCTTCGCGGCGCCGTGGACCATTTCAACGCGGTCCTTCTTGTAGTGGACACGCGGCGCCTGCTCCAGAAACAAAAACCGGATCGCCTCGGCGAGCGAGGATTTTCCCTGCTCGTTATCGCCGGCCACGACGACGACGGGCTTGATCGGCCGCATTCTCAGGAAGGGGATACGGATGAAATTGTCGATCGTGATCTCGATGAGCTTCATCGCCTACTCCATCGACGGGCCGCTGCCGACGTCCGGACCGCGACTCAGCGAATGCGCCTTGTTGATGATCGACACAGACAGATTCTCGCGCTGTTTCTCCGTCAGGCTCTTCGTCTGGCTGCGGATCAAGTCAAGATCCTCGATCGTCCGAGCTTTCACGATCGCCGTGAACGCTTCGGTGAAGGTGAGCTGCGGCATCGGGTCGCCACTGTCATCCCCAGCGGCCGCTGGGTCTTGCTCGGGATCGCCATCCCCAGGCTCAGGCCGCCCTTCGGTCTCTTGCCGCGCAGTCCCTTCGGGCTCCTTCTCCTTCTCGGCTGCGGCTGGCGGCTTCGTCTTTTCCTTCGGCTGCGTGGTGGCCTTCGCCCGCGGCGTCGGCGCATCCGGGTCGCCAAACTCGAAGAATTCTTCGGACTTCGCGTGGCCGTCCTTGATGCCCTTGTAGATTTTGCGTAGCCCGACCATTTCGACTTCGGACACCGCGCTCAGGCTGTGCCCGAGGCGCCGCTCGATCATGTCGCGCGTGATGTTCAGAGCGCCGAAGGTTTTCAGCATCTCGTCCACGCGCTTCTCGATCGGCACGGCTCCTTCGGCTTTCCTCAGCGTCTCGTTGATGATCGATTCGGCCTCTTCCTTGATGTGCGCCGGTATGCTTTCGAGAATGCACGAGCGCAGCCGCCGCGCGCCGAGGTTGAATGTGACTTCGTAGATGTCGCGCTCGTCTTTGACGGCATAGCCGCCGCTGCGCGTGTCACGCCAGTGCCGACCCTTGAATGCGCGGTAGTGATAGACGTTGCTCTCCAAGTCCCAGCAATAGGCCAACATCTCGGAGTAGCCATGCTGGCGGTCGATCTCCTGGATGCCGTACTCGAGGTTGCCCCAATAGTTCGCGATCGTCTCGGCGGCACGGATCGACAAATCCTCGATGGTCTCGTTGCCGCGCGGATACGAATACATCGCGGCGTCGGCGAGCTTCGGATTCTCGAAAGCCTTCAGGATCTTGCTGCGCGCCCTCTCTTCGTCACGCGGAAAGCGCTTCGCGAGGATCACGCGGGCTTCGGCCGCCTTCAGCGCGCGTGATTCCTCGATCGACGCCAGGGCGCCCATGTTGGTTTGCGGGCCGGCATCTCCGCGTAGCTGCTCGTAGGGCACAGCGGACTTGGTTTTCTCGTTCACTTCGATCTCCCTTGAGGTTACAAATAGGCCCAACTTTTCTTGGTCACGATGGCGTGAATATGGGTGAGACTCACGCGAAATTCGGTAGCCAGGGAGCTTAGGGTAGCTCCGCGCTTTCTGCGTCGCAGAATGCGCAACACGCTCTTTTTCGACAGCTTGGCGAATGGGTGCGCCTCGCCCCTGTTGCTAGTGCCGTGAAAAACTTTGTCGGCGTGATTGCGTGATACGGTGTCCCAGCGGAGGTTGGCCAATCTGTTGTTGGTCGGGTTTCTATCTGGGAAGTGGCAGCCTTGCATTTTCGGCGGCCGAGGGCCGACGAAAGCAGTCAGCACGAGGCAATGAATCGATCGGCGCTCTGAGCAGCCTTCTTTGCACAGCTCCACTGCCAAGTATCCGCCACGGACAACATATCCGCGGAGAACCTTGCCTCTCTTTTTCCGCAGGCCGTGACTGCTACGAACCATTCGATCTAAGCCACGCACGCGCCCGAGATTGGAAACTTCGTAATAACCCTCGAATCCAGCGATCGGCTTCCATCTCTCGCGTTTCATCGGCGACCACCAGCATTGACGTAAAAACATTGGTTGTACGATGCACAGTATCGTTCTGAGCAAAGCTGACTATACGTGTTGCCGATGTAAAGCTGCTGCTCGATGATCTTCGATGCACCGATCAAGTATCCCTCTGATTCGCCATCGCCGAAAAGCAGCGCGCGCGGGTTCGGGATTTTCTCGGCCAGTATTTCGAGCCGACCCGACGTCGAAAACCCGATCACGAGCGCAGGCAGTGTCATTTCCAGTCCGGTCGCCTCCGCCGCTTGCATCTCCAAAAGCTCATAGATCGCGAGCTGTAATCCGTGCCGGTCGATGGCGAGCGTGCCATCGGCACTCACGATGCGGCTGCTCGTTTTGAGATCGGCGACGCCGTATTTGTAGAGATTCGGCGCGACGCATTCACGATAGACCCGATCTACGTGCCCGGTCAGCTCAAAGATGATGCCGTTCGGCATCGGGATCTGTAGCGGCTCGCACGTGGCTTCGACCTTGATCCAATCGTAGTTTGAGCTGATCGACTGGCAATAGGTGTTGACGAGCGTGATGCCGATCGACTCGGCTTTCTGTTTCGGGATGTCTGCCCAAAAGACCTTTTCGTCCGCACGCAGGTATTCTGTGAACTTGTCTATTGCCGTCTCGATGTCCGGGTCTCCGTCCTCGAGCACGCGCTCGTTGTCGTACCACGCCGTTGCGTAGTGGATTGCCGTGCCGAGATGGCTGCGGCCGTAGGTCGGACTGCGATGGCCGAGGAAGTTTTTCCCCTTGAATCGCTCGCTGCAGTCGAATAGCTCGGCCAACCCGCTCGCGCGGATCGGCACAATGTCGTTGATGCCGGGGAGGACGATCGTACTCACGTCAGCACTGTAGCCGTCAAGCTAATCAGCGTCAACGCTTGACGGATAATGCCCGCTTGCGTAGTCTGGCCGCGTGCCCACCGCTATCAGGATAAAGACGCATGCGACGACTGATGCCAATCAACCCGCTCGATACTCTTCAGCGCCGATGCGACGGTCGCCCGCTAAACGAGGCCGCGGCTGATCTTGGAGTGTCGTCGCAATACCTGTCGGACGTGCTGCACGGACGTCGCGAGCCGGGTCCGAAAATCCTCAACGCGCTCGGGCTCGAGCGCGTCGTCACGTACCGCAAGAAGAAGGCGTAGCACATGGGCATCCAAGTCACGATCTATAACGACGATCATCACGGCCGCGTGTTTCAGGTCACGAAGCTGAACAATCGCACGCCGGTCGCGCACGAGCATCATGTCGTCAAGCCGAGCGAACCTGGTCACGACGACGCTGGCCCGCTTTGTATTGAAATCTCGCAAGACGAGATCCTGATCATCGCGCCCGCGGAAGCTGTTGGCGATGAGCCAGGTGATGAGAAGGATGATTCATGAGGGGGCTATACGGTGGCGGGCTGCCGCCGCACGAGAAAACACGGACGTCCAAAGAAGCGGCTGAGTGCATCGCTGGAATTGCCGGCACCCTGCGTGGCAAGGTGTATGCGCTGATTGCAGCGAGCGGCGAGTATGGCATGACGGATGACGAGATTGAAACGGTCTCCGGGCTCATCCATCAAACAGCATCGGCGCGCCGCCGCGAGCTAGTCGATAAGTTGCATCTCATCGTCGATTCTGGGCGCGTCCGCAAAACGCGATCGGGGCGCAATGCGACCGTGTGGATAGTGGTGCCGAAAGGCTCGACGGAGCCACCCAAACAGGAGCGGTTGTTATGAGCGACGAAACCAAGTTCGTCACGAACGACAAGGCCGCGGCGCCATTGGGGCCGCGAGGGACACAAGTTCGAGAAGCCCCAAGGGGAGGAAAAAGAAATGAAGTCGACACCCGCTGAGCGCCTTCGCAAAATCCGCGATCGAATCCATAGGCTGGAAGTGCAGCACGACAATCTCGCGACCGTGCTTTTACCGTCTGGATGCGACGCAAAATACTGGCACGGGACCAACCTGATTCGCGTCACCGTGGTCCGGCACGTCTACGACAAAGTGGTTGTGCGCGGCATCGGGGGCACGGAGTACACGGTCGGCATCGAGCGGCTTCTGTGATTCCTGCACTTGCGTTCACGCTGGCCGACGCGGAGCGCGCGAACGACGAATGGGGCGCTAACTGCGGTCCCGCCGCGCTCGCAGCCGTGCTCGGCAAGCCGCTCGGCGACGTGCGTCCGCACCTAGTCGGCTTCGCACTCAAGGGCTACACCAACCCAACGATGATGTTCGACGCGCTGCGCTCGCTGGACATCCAGCACAAGCGCAACAAGCCATCGACGAGCCGCGGCTGTCCGTGGCCGAAGTTTGGTCTGGCACACATCCAATGGGAAGGTCCGTGGACGAAGCCGGGCGTGCCGATGCGCGCTCGGTATCGTTACACTCATTGGGTCGGCGCCTGCGCGCGCAATCCGAGCGACGTCGGGATCTTCGACATCAACGCCATGAATAGCGGCGGCTGGGTGTCGCTTGATGACTGGTCGGCAACGATCGTGCCGTACATCCTCAAGAACGTCCCGCGCGCGACCGGCGGTTGGCATATCACTCATTCAGTGGAGATCATTCGATGAGCAAGACCGACACGGTTTGGGTTCGCGTCGAAGTCCTACGCCGCTCGAAGTTCGACGACGGCTGGGAAGTCGAGGCCGACGACGGCACGAAAGCGTGGGTCAACGACGATCGAATCTCTGACACTGAGGACGAGCTTGCGATCGGCGTCAGCACGAAGATCGAGCTGTCGACCGGCTACGCTGAAGCAATAGGACTCGCATGAACATGAAACGCCGCACCGCCGAGGATCTCGAGTACGTTCGCTCCTGGTTCGTCAATCACAAGGCCACGATGAAAGACGGCTGGCTGATCTGGTCGGCGCCCAACACGTCAGTCTATCGCTGCGACTTCCATGTATACCGTAACAATCTGATCGTCGTTGGCGACATCGGGGATGCCGTGTTCACGTGGAGTCAGGTTGTGACGTTCGACTGGATCGCGGGTCTCGAATTCGATTACTTCATGGGCAAGTGCCAAGCGAGCGAGACGGGCCGGAAGCTCTACGATTGGAACGGCGAGTACATAATGGAGATCCTTGCCGAGCATCTGACCAACGAAGAGACCGGCGACAAATCGAAGCTCAACGAGGCGCTTGGGCTCGGCGCTCGAGACGCCGCCAACTACGAGCAAGAATGGCATCAGTGGGTCAGCGCCAACAGCGACATTCTCGGCGACGACTATGGCGAATGGATCATGGGCGGTCAGGTTCACGCGCTCCGCGGCCGCGGGATGTTCGAGGGTTTGAAGCTCGCCGTTGCGCAGCTCGAGGCCGCCAAGTGCTGAACAGGCAATTAAACCTCGGCAAGCTGGTCATGTCGTTGAGCAAGTTTTCGGCGCCGAACGTGTTCAATCCGTGGAGCGGGGTCGATCCGCTAGACCGGATAACGGCGGCCTTCGACAACGGACCCAACGGCAGGCGCACGCGGCTCTATCAGCACTTCAACTGTGTCCCGAAGTACCTGTTGATCGGCGAAGCGCCGGGCTACCAGGGCTGTCACTTCAGCGGCGTGCCGTTCACCAATGAAAAGCTGATCCTCGACGGCGCGATCCCGCGCGTCACGCAAGACGGACGGATCACGACGCGCGACCGGCCGTGGTCGGAGCCGTCCGCGACGATCGTCTGGCGCACGCTGCACGAGCTTGGCATCGCCGAAGAAACCGTCATGTGGAACGCCTTCGCGTTTCATCCGCACAAGCCTGGGAATCCCATGAGCAACCGCGCGCCGACGCGCGATGAACTGGAGTTCGGCAAGCCGTTTCTGCATGCCGTTGTCGAGCACTTCGCCCATGCTCGCGTCGTCGCGATCGGAAAAGTCGCCGACGCCACGCTGCGCCTGTGCGGCGTTCTTCGGCCGTACGCATCGGTGCGGCACCCGTCGATGGGCGGTGCGCGCGACTTCGCCGGGGGTATGCGCGCGATTCGTGCGAGCGGCTGGGTCGAACAGGCCGACATAGACGAAGGGCAGCTGTAGGTAACAATCATGGGATACACCAGACATCACGCGATCGTCGTCACGTCGCACGACAAAAAGAAAATCATCGCGGCTCACACCGTAGCGGTCGATCGACGGGAGGGATAGAGTGGCCGACGTCGACGACGCCAGCGCGCCGATCGCGATCATTCCGTGCATTCGCGGCCCGATCGTTTACGAGTACGCCTCCAATGGCGACATCGCTGTGCGATTCGAGATCGACGCCGACGACGCGGCGACGTTCTTCGCGGTGTTCCCGGAGTCCAGCGAGTACGTGTACGTCTCGAACGGCATCGGCGCGATCGAAGCAACGCGCGGCCCTATCATCAGCGAAAAGAAAGACGGCGCGCTGGCCGTGAGGATTGTGATTGCGGCCGCCTACAAAGCTCGCTTCCGCGAGCTGTGGCCGACGCCAGGATTGCCAGCTGTCATAGCGCGCGAAGATCCAGTGACCGGCCGGCGGCGCATGGTCGACGAGGCCGCTGCAGAGCCGGCGCCCTACGGCCGGTACGCGCGCGTGCTGCGCACACACGTCATGTTCATGCTCGCGCGCAAGGTCTGGGAGGCGGTAGGCAGCGATGACGAGTATCTCGAGTGGTGCCGGCATCAGCCGTGCGCGAAGTGCAAATGGAAGCCGCACTTCGAGATGTCAGACTTCATCGCGTGCGAGGCCGCGCACGTACGGCGGATCGCGGACGGCGCCGGCACGGCGCTGAAGCCTGCCTACTCGGCAATCCCGCTGTGCCACGAGCATCACACTGAGCAGCATCGCGTCGGCGAGTCGATTCTCGGCGGCAAAGAAGCCGTCGATCGCGCGCGCATCAAGCACGTGCAGGAATGGGTGTGGGAGACGCTGAAAACAACGCTCGGGTTCGAGCACTGGTCAGAAGTCCCGCCCGCGAAGCTCGTCGCGTGGGCCGAGGCGCACGGCGTCGTCGATACGTTGCCGGATGTCTATCTCGAGGGTGCCGAATGAAGAAGCCCGTGCGATTGAAATGGGGCGATGTCTGGTACTGCCGGCGGCTCGGGCATCGGCGGATTCTGTGGACGTCGCGATACTTCATCTGCTACGTGACGTCGATTAACACGAAACATATTTGCCGTGTGCGCACGTTCCGCCGCTGGGTCTACTCCAACAAGGCCCGCCGCATGCAGCGAATGCGGCGCCGCGAGTTGCTCCTGGTACGACAATAAGACCGGGGGCGCGTATACTCCAGAATCGTGAACGATCCAGCTCTTCTTACCGCCCTGATCACGGCCGGCGGCACTGCTATCGCGGTCGTGCTCGGCGCGATCGGGCTTCTCCTGGCGCAGCAGCGCGCTCACGCGGCGGCTGAAGCGGCGATCTTGCGCGCTGAGGCGGCGGCCGAGGCGCAACGGCTCGCCCAGGAAGCGCGCGACCGCGAGCTGAAGCTCGAGATCGGCAAGGTGCACGAGGCGACCAACAGCATGAAAGACGAGCTGGTGGAGTCCGTGACCGCGGCGGCGCTCAAGAAGGGATTCCGCGAGGCGCTCGATCTAATAATCGCGCAGCTCAAAGCGGGCACGCCGGTCGAGCAGATTAGCCAAGCGGCGGAAATCGCGGCCGCAGCGATTCGCTACGATGCGGAAGCGGCGACGGAGAAGGCGCGCAACAAGGCGGCAGCGCTAACGGCACTTCCTGAGTAGCTTCGGCCAATCGTAGTGCCCTTCGTCGCGCATCCAGAATTCATGGATGATGAGACGGATCGCCGGCAGCGGCATCTCGCGGCGCGTCGGCGACGATGGCGGTTGCAGCCACGCCTTCAGCACGCGCAGTGAATAGCCTGTCCACTGCGCGACTTCAGGCAGCGTAGGCTTGTGCCGTCCGTATCGGTCCGGGTGCGGGTCAAAACAGAAAACCCCCTGCTCGAGCACGGTGCGGAAGAGATGCGCCCGGTAGATGCCCAGGCGCTCCGTGATCATCGCGGTTTTGAGATCGGCATAGGGGCCGCTGCTCACCTTCTCCCCAGCGCGCAGCCCGTCACCGAGCGTTGGGCGCGTCGTGCCCAGGATGCGGGCCATGAGCCGCCCATCGGGCAGGCGGATATTCCAGACGTTTTTCTTCAGGCCGCGAGGCTGCGCGGCTCGATCGCTCGAAGGTCCATCAGCGGCACCGTCTCGATGCTGCGCATCAGGTTCTCCCATGCCTTCGGGACGCGCTTGCGCGGCGGCCAGCTCACCGTTGCCAGTCCGCCCTGGATCGCCATCACGATCCCCGTCCGGCGGCCGTCCGTCACCCTGTCGTAGACGCTGATTTTCATGGGAAGCACCTGGGGCACGCTCGGTCTCTTTTTGCTCGTTGGGTAAGGTCACGGCCGCCATCCTACGCGCGGACGGCAGCCGTTTCAACCCGATGTGCCCTACTTCCAGACGAGCGAGCACATCCAGACGATCGGCAGGACGATCGCGCGAATAATCATGCCCAGGATGGTCAAGCCGAGCGGCGTGACCAGCATCAACACGACCAGAATGGTCAGCCACTCGGCGATCATCGACCGCTCGAAGGTCCATCAGCGGGACCGTATGGTGGCGACGTGCTCTCAATAACGGCGGTCGCGATGGCCGCAGCGGCATGCCCGAGCAGCCCGCCGACGAAGTAGATCGCGCCGGCCACTGGCTGGTTGGTGATGGCACAGAGGACTACGGCGCCGAACGCGAGGAACGAAAGCAGCAGCAGACCCTTAATGCGCGCCTCAAGGAAGGCGCTCATGGCGCCTCCTTCGTCGTGCGGTCGGCCAGCTTGCGCATCAGCTCGACTTCAGCCGTCTCGACTTGCTCTGTGATCGCCTCGGCGTAGCCGGACAGTAGGCCACGGTACAGATCCAGCTTGCGGCGCAGATCCCCGATCGTGCCGACGCGGTTCTCGATGACATCCTTGCGGCTGTCGCCGGTCACGCTTTCGCACGTGTCGCGGAATTCCTCGATGAGCTGCGTCAGGTACTCTGACATCGAATTGGCCACGGACTCGGCGGTCTCGGCCGAGCCAAGCCGGACTTGGAATCTGCGGAGCTTCCCGCCGATCGCCTCGAGCAGCGTGTAAGTCTGATTGACCAGGGCGTCGTGCATGTCGGGCACGAAGTAGGCGCCCCCCTGCTCGCGGATCGGGATCAAGTCGGCCTTGTACGCCGTGTAGATGCGGTGCAGGAGTCGAGTCAGGTCCGACGTGAGACGCTTCGCGTTGTGTTCGGCCAGCAGCTCGCGCGCGCGCTCGGCGATCTCTTCGCTGTCCTTGCAGGCCACGGCGCCTGTTTTGACGTCGAGCGTGAGATGCGCCTCGCGATCGTACATGATCTCCTTGGCGTGCTCGTCGAGCCATTCCTTCGTGAACTGGAAGCCGATCAAGTCGTCCTCGCGGCCGGTCCGGCGGATCACGCGGCCCTTGCGCATCTCGTTCAGTGCGCGGCTCAGGGCGTGTGCCGGCTGCAGCTCGCTCGCGAGATCGGCATCAAAGCCCGAGGTCGCGAGTGCCTTTTGCAACAGCCCGAATGCGACGCTCGACGGCACGCGCCATGAAACGATCGTTCCGAGCTGGCCTGTGGGGGTGGTTTCTGAGACTGTCATGGTGGTAACTCCTAGTTGGATATTGAGGGCTTCAAGCCCGGTGAAAGTTGGATATTTCAGATGCTTAGAACTGCGTCGACGGCGCTGCCCGACAGGTCCGGCACGCACCAATGGCGATCGGCGATGCCGCCCAGGTCGCCGGCATCGTCCTGGCCGATGCAGATACCGTAGGTCCGCGCCTGCTCGGCCTTCGCCCAGGTGCGGTACGTCTCGATCATCGGCTGGGGCACATCAGCAATGGCGTCGGTGATCATGATCACGTCCGTCTTGCCCGCCGGTAGGCCGAGCTGCTTTAAGTGCGACCAATCGGCCGGGATCTCCTTGACGGGGATGTCGCGGTCGCTGCCGCCGCTGTAGAAGTGCTTCAGCCAGTCGATCAGCGCGTCTTGATCGACCTTGCCTGGCGGGAACGCAATGCGGTTGTAGCCCTTCATGCCGCGGCCGCCCGTGAATCCGATCAGCGCGATCCAACGCTTCTGCCGGCGTGCGAGCCAAGCGAGCGCGAGCGCGATGGCCTTGGCCGTCATGACCGGCTCGCCGTGCATGCTGCCGCTCTCGTCCACGACGACGACGATCGGACCCTGCCCGAGCCGCTCGATCCCGCGATACTGCCGCGATAGCGCCTGACGGCGCGCGACGCGATCGAGTGCGAGTAACTCCAGCTCCGGGATGCCGCACGCGAGCTGCGCCAGCTCGCTCGGCACGAGCCGCGACACGTCGCCCGAAAGCTCGACGCCGACCGTATCATCCCGCCCGTGCTGCGTCTTGGTGCGCTGTAGCGTCTGGCACAGGGTCCGCATGCGACCGGCCATCTGCATCAGATTGCGCAGAAACTTGTCGCCCTTGATGCGGTTGTAGTACGTGGTCAGCTCTTTGGGATCGAGCGAGCTGAACCCCGCGCCGCCGTCGCCGCCGAGCCCGAGCGCCGCGGCGGTGTCGCGCGCGGTGTCGACGGTATCGGATGCCTCGGCGAGCGCCTTGGCCGTGGAGCGCATGCGCTTGAGCGTCTTGGCCAGCGGCTCGCCTTCGGAGCCCGGCGCCGGGACCGGCGCCTCGCCGTCTTTGCAGGGCGCGGGCTCGGGATTCTCGACGGCGTACTCTTTCCACTGATCGCAGATCGACTTGGAAGCCAGCTCGCTCAGGCCGCCGTCGAGCGCCGTCTTGCCGTGGAGCGCCTGATACTCGGGCGACTCCATCAGCTGCTTCCACCAGGCCGCACGGCCCGGCTCAGCGGGCGCCGTGGACGGGCGCGGCTCCGGTTCGAAGAGCGCCGCGTGCGCGTCGGCAACGTGCTCCGGCTTGTGCTCGGCGACGTCGGCCGCCTTCCACGACTCGGCCAGCTCTTTGCCTTTGGCGCGCCCCCAGCGATCGACGTCGAGCACAGTCGGCGTCGTCTCGGCGCGCGGCTCGGTCGGGCGGGCGCCTTCGCCTTCGACGGCGCCCAGCCCTCCCGTGTCCGCGTCGTCGTCGGCCGCGAGTGCTGCGTGCAGCGTGTCGTCGCTAGGCGGCTCGGTCATCGTGTCGGGGTCGAAGACGGCATCTTCGTCGACCGGGAAAACCGGCTTTGGGAACGCCAGCGCCATGCGCGCCGCCTCTTCGTCCGTGATCGTCGCGGCGTCCACGATACCTGGGTGTGCTGTCGGCAAGCCCGGATAGCTCGCGCGCAGCCTGTCAGCGATCTCACGTTCTTCGGGGCCGAATTCGGGCTCGTCGTCGGCGACTTCATCTGGGTACGCCGTTGCTCCGAGCACGCTGGGAATGTCGTGCAGCTTGGCGCCCCTGAGCGCCGCCATGATTTCATCGGGCCGACCGGCCGGCAGCTCGTAATCCTTTGCGTCGAAATCCGGCAGCGCGGAAAGCGCCGCGGTGCGCTCGGTGTGCGGCGTCGGCGCGCGCCGGCCGCTAGGATGCAGGCAAACAGCGCCGGCCGGTGCGGCGCACTTCGGGCAACCAACCCGCTCGACTGCATCGGTGAACAGGAAGCGGCTCATGGCTTGCTCCCGTCGATGCCGTCGATATTTGCCGGATCGACGCCGGGGAGCCAATATCCGTGGGTGTACCTCGCTTCGATCGCAACCTCCCATGCTTCGTCGGGCGTCGCGCCTTTCGCGAGAAAATAGCCGTAGCTGAGATCCATCCAGTCGCGCTCGGCGTCAGGATCAACAGCGGCATGCTTGTCGCAGACGTCTTTACGGAAGGCCGCCAGCAGCTCTTCGCGGCTCACGACGCACCCCCCAGCAACGCGCGTGCCTTCTCAGGGTCGATTCCGAGCGCCGCCGCCTGGATGCGAATGCGCTCGTTCTTCACGTGCCGCTGTAGATCGGTCGCCCGTGCCGCGCCGGCCGGCGTCTTGAAGCCTTCGACGAGCTTGGCGGCCTTCTTCTCGCAGCTCTCCATCTTCTTGATCGCGGTCATCTTCGCGGCCGCGTCGCCGGAGTCGGCCGAATTCACGATCTCGTCGACTTCGCGTAGCAGCTCGGTCAGCGCGGCGCCGACTGGATTCGCGATCTGCGTCACGATCTCGCTGGTTTTCTCGATCTGCTCAGGCGACGACCACAGAACATCGGCCAGGCACTCGAGATGCGCCGGCCCGACCTCGGCCGCACCGTCGAGCCATGCCGCGGCGCGCGCGATGCCGATGGCCTTACGGCTGCGCCGATCGCCCGGCCGAATGCCGGCGGCCGCCAGCTCGTCGAGGATCTTCATCATGGTCGCCTGTGCCTCGTCGGAGACGTTGAGCTTGGCGGCCTCGTCGGCGGCCTGGTCGATGTCGCCGAGCGAGATCACGGTTTCAACGACCGGCAGGACCGAGTACAACAACTTGGCTCGGTTCGACGGCGAGACCGGACGAACCAGTCGGCGGATCAGGAAGCGATCAAAGATGGCTCCAAGCTCCTGACCGTCCTCGGCGCTCGGCCACTCGTTCGAAGCCGCGATGGCGATGCGCAGCGGGCAGGCCATCCGCACGCCACCGTTATCGAATCCGCGCTCCTGGAGCATCGTCAGCAGGGTGTTCAGGATGGCGCTCGAGGCTTTCCACACTTCATCGATGAACGCGACGTGTGCCGTGGGCATGTAGCCATCGGTCGCGCGCTCGTAACGATCCTCGCGCAGCGCCGAGAGTTTCACCGGGCCGAACAGCTCTTCGGGCGTGGTGAATTTCGTCAGCAGCACTGTGAACGCATGCGCCTCGGCAATGGCCGACGTGATGCCGTTCGAAAGCGCCGACTTGGCGGTGCCCGGCGGTCCGACGAGCAGCACGTGTTCGCGCGCCACGAGGCCGAGCAAGGCCGCCTCGATTTCTGGCTCGCGCTCGATCAGTGACGCGCAGAGCGTCTTGCGCAATTCGTCTATTGAAATCAGCATGTTATGGGTCTCCGTTGGATGAGTTATTAAGCTCGCTCACGGGCGAGCCGCTTTCTGATTCTGCGCTCGGCTCTGATCCGTGTCAAGATAATTATTGTTCTAGATATTTAGATGCGCTATTGTAGGCCAATGATCTGCGCGCAATGTCAGTTAGCTTTTGACCGGCGGAACCTGGTGTTCGGACCCGCGGGCAGTCTCTACTGCCGGGACTGCGCCTATGAGGCTCTTGAAAGCCTTGCGCCGCTGCGCGAGCTGTTACCACGACCGCGAGGATTCGTCGTTACGCGATCCCCGGAGGAACAGAAACGCCACAACGCTCGTGTGTTGGCGGCGCACGCATTCAAGCTCGGCATGATTGAGTGGCAGCCGTGCCAAGTCTGCGGAGCGACGACGAGCCAATGGCCAGGAAAATCAACTCATAGCGCCTTGCACATGCATCATCCAGATTACAGAAAACCATTAGAAATCATATGGTTATGCGCAAAATGTCATCACGATTTTCACACGTTCCACGTGGAGCCAGAAGGAGATTCAACATGAGCAACGACATCCTGAGAATCGGCGATACCGTCATGTGGCGCGGCGGCTTTGGCACAGCCCCGGCGCGACCGACGAAGGTCACGGACATCGAGGTCTGCGATCCGGGCTTCAAGGAGGGCACGCCGGTCGATGAAATCCCGTGGTCTGAGGTCAGGGGGCGCCGCGTCGTCGTCAGCACGGCCGCCGGCCCGTGGGCCTACGGTGAGCAGATCAGCCGGATAGAGGCCGCGCCGGGCATAGCCGTCGTGCTTATCGATCCGGCCACGGGCGCCGTCGAATGGAGCGGGAAGCTGGAGGAATTCTTGATCGACAACGCCGAGACGATCGACGCGGAAGAGGCGAAGCTCGTGCGCGGGGTCTTGGCTGCCGGCGGCGTCTACTACTGCGGCGGCGGCGCGGCGCCGGAGCGCCATCTCAAGGTCGACCACGACGAGGGCCAGCGCATAGCCGAGCGGGAGGCGGACGCGGCCGATGCCATCGCGCCGACGCAGCCATGAATCTCCTGCGCCATCCGGGACTGTGGCTGCTCCTGTTCGGGCTGATGATCCTGGCGTACATCGGCCGCGACCGCGACGAGCCGCCCGAGACCCCGACACCGCTCACGATGCGCGCCGATGCTCCCGCGTGGTGCATCGAGCCCGACTACCCGAAGGGCGACACATGGTACGAGCGCTGCGTGGAGCCGCGGCCATGAACCGCCGCGACACCGACAGATTCAACGATCCCCGCTCTCGCGCTCAGGTCGCGGTGTACCAGGCGAATCGCCTCCTGGGCGCCGACGAGCGCAACGAGCGCAACCGCGCGCGATGGAACAAGCAGTGCAGGGCACAATGGGAGCTGGAGCACGTAGGACCGGCGCGCACGAGGGCACAAATGGAGAGCACGCCATGAGCATCACCAGCAGCGACGAGCCGCCGCGCAAGGCATACCCGCCCGCCTCCTTCAGCGTGGTCTGCCCGCTTTGCCGGGCCGGCATTGGCGAGCCTTGCCGCGAGACGAGAGCCGGCTGGATACACGGCGACCGCCACAACGCGATCGTGCGCATAGAGACCTCGCCGATGCCGGCGCCGCCGAAGATGGAGCGAGATTTGCCGCGTTCGCCAGGGGATCTTGCCGATCGCGCCATGCGCCACGCTCGAGAAGCCAACGCGGGCGGCAACAATGCACTCGCGGCGGATCTGATCGAGATGTCGGCCGCGCTCCGCGTGTTCGAGAAACACCTGGAGCGCTACCGGCAGATCACGCGCGACATCAAGCGCATCGTAGGAACTTGAGGGAACCTGGGCCGATGCGCAAAGACACGCTGATCTCGTATTGGGGCGGCGTCGCGAGCACAGCCAAGGCCATGCGCGTCACCGAGGCCGCCGTGCGCGGCTGGGGCGATCTGGTGCCGCCTGAGATGGCCATCCGCGCCTACTGCTCGAGCAACGGCGAGCTGTTCCTCGATCCCTGGCTTTATCACGACTGGCCGACCCGTGGTCGCGTGCGAAACCCCAGCACGGACATGCGCATCAAGCGCAATCGCAAGGCGCAGCAGTCGTGAAGTTCGAGGTCCAGCAACGCCTATGCGCCACGTGCATCTACCGCCCGGACTCATCGCTCGACATTCAGCAGCTCGAGGCCGCCGTGGCTGATCCCAGAATGGAGGGCCACTTCCGCGCCTACCGCGAGTGCCACCACGCAAAGCGCGGCTCCGGCGTGTGTTGCCGGGGATTCTGGGAGGCCCACAAAGACCACTTCGACGCCGGCCAGCTCGCGCAGCGCCTCGATCTCGTCGAGTTCGTGGACGTGGATGTGTTCAACAAGAAACCGAGGGCAAGACCATGAGCGACGCCGC